ATTTTAGGTGAATTTTCTATATAATATCTATACGATATAATACATTTTAATTCTTGTTGTGTAATAATATTATTGCCTAAACCAGTTACTGCTTTTAATTCTACATCATTAAAAGTTAAAGTAGTTGTACCGTTTTTGCTTATAATAGTACCTGGTGAAATAGTTTGCCCTATTTGTTCATAAACACCTTGATCAACACTTATATAAAATTTTGCATTATAAAAAGTACTATTTATTTTAGGATTAATATGAACAACTCCTACACTAAAATTATATGTTACAGCATCAACACCTGATACTATATAATATGTAGTAGTGATTCCATATGGTGTAGTGATAGTAGGTATAGAATAAAAAACTAAATTATTAAATATATTAAATGATACTTGACTATCAGTAGCAATATTTTCATTATTATCCCATATATCAAATTTAACATAATATAGAGTATATTCTTTTGCAGACGAATCATTTTGTTCATATGGTAGTTTAATATCCGTAAAGGTTACATCTATTTCATCACCAGTATATCCACTAGGGTTTAATATTATTGTTTGTCTTCCTAACTCTGTTGTAGTTGGATAATCAGGAGAACTATATTTAATAGTAACATCAAATGATTTTACTGATTCTGAATTATTTCTGACAGTAACATTATATGTCATACCAGTTTGATGATCCTCTATTATAGCTTTATTATAACCATAATAATTTATACCTGTATAATAATTAGAACTAACTATTTTACCAGGTATTACTTCAACAGAAATAATTGCTGCAAATGATGGATAAATAATTAAAAATTCTGGTATTTCAACATAATCTTCTAACAATGTTTGTTGATTAAGTGTTTTAATATAAAATTCTTCATCCCAAGATGATAATAGTATATTTCTTTCGGTTTGTGATAATCCAATTTCGTCTACCATAGGATAAATACTTTTATCAATATCTTGATTTCTTAATTTTAAATAATTACCATCTTGGTTTACTTTTGAATACATCATTTCATTTATTTTTCCAAATTGCTCTAAATCATCACCAAAAGTATAATTTCCAGAATAATATTTATATTTTGATTCTGATTCATCCCACCAATAATAAGTAGGTTTAAACATAGTTATATCAGTAAATATTGGTTCATAATAACCAACAAATCTGTTTATATTTTTATAATTATCTAAATTTTCTCTACCAAGTATTTTATTTCTAACATCATCTTTTCTATGTATATTTATTTCTCTTGCTAATGGTTCTTTAATATATGAACCTTCTAATGGTTTATTATTACTATAAACTATATATTTATCATAAATATTATATTGTGGTCCACGAATTGAATTTGTCACATATGATTTTTTCTTTAATTGTATAGATGATGGAGTATTAATTTGAATATAAAATGGTGGATATTTTTTATCCCAAATTGCAGTACCACCTAATTTATTTTTCAAATTAATTGTATTAGATGTATCAGCAAAATTACCCATATTAACTTGACCTTTGTTTCCGTTTTCATCAATATAATAATATGTAACTGGTCTATCATATATAACAGTAGTATTTAAATTATTCACATTAGTTAAAAAATAATTAGCAGTTAAATTATCAGGATTATATATTTTTTCGATAGTTGGAGTAATAGGGAATAAATTATATTTATTATCTTTTGTTTTACCATAATATAATCCATTATTTTCACCAAATATACCTACATTATTTAATGAACCCCATTCTGAATTAATAGATAAATTTACATTTATTATAATTAATAAATTTTTAAATTTTTCGTTTAATATAACATGAATTCCGTTTTGATCAATGGATTGTAGTAAATTTGAATATGCTATTGATTTATTTTCACTAGATATCCAACTTGCATTTGAATAGCCGTTATCATAATCCCCATCAAAACTATAATTAGTATAATTTTCACTTAATATAACAGCCATTTTATAACCGTTATAAAATTTGCCATTGCTTTTAATTATACTTTTAATAGTTTCCGTACCATTAGAATTAATATTAAATGTAATATTATCAACTGAATATATATTATATTCTAATCCTTTAAATAAAGAAGACGCTGGTAATTCAGTATCACCTCCACCAAATATTGAGTATTTTAAATACGGTTTTTCAAAATATTGTCCATTATTATTATAATACATTATATTTTTGAAAAAGAAATCAAAATAATCAAATTCTGAATTCATATAATGTTGTAAATTAAATTTAGGTTCAATTAAAGTATCGTATTTTTTATGTAAGGATGTTTGTATATTTGTAGATTGATTTAAATAATATTTATTTTGAATTTTTTTAGTTATTGAAATATTAGTTATTCTAACATTCATATTAATTAATTCTAATTTAAATACACTTGATTTAGCAGTTGATGTAACATTTATTTCTACATTATATCCAGCTAGTGCAGTCCCTGTTGCATCATCAAAAGAATTTAGATCAACACCTACTGTTCCTCCACCAAAATTATTATACACTTCAGCACTTAATACTATATCATATTCATCTCCAATTATTAGTGGTTCTACTAAATATGTTAAATATGTTGGTGTTATATAATCCCATTCAGCATCAATATAAGTTGAATATACATTCCAAATATTTAATTCGTTACTTATCCAATCATTACTAATATATGGTTCACTTATATAAATTGTTGATGCATTTTCATAAAAATTACCAATTCTATAAAAATAATCTAGAGATTTTTCTTTAATAATAGCTTTTTTAATATCAGTATTAGTAGTTCTATTAAAAGCACCACCATGTTCATATGAATTATTTAATTTATATGTATAATCTGAATGACTTATTGAACTATCATATCCCCATTTACAAATTGTTTGATTTTTTGTCCATAATTGATTTAAGTTACCGTTTTTTAAATTTCTTTGTATTTCAAATGCTTCATCATCAGCAATATATTCAGATGAAATATCCATTAAACTATATTGACCGTCATAACTAATATCATGTGTTTTTTTACGAATAGGCATACTATCATCTAAATACTCATTAGCATATAATTTTACTTCTGGTGTATAATAATAAGTATATTTTTCATAATCAAAATCAGCATATTTTGTATTAATTCTATCAAAATCAAAGTCTTTTATAGAATTAAATTTTACACGATATATTTTATATGTAATAGGTGAACCATCGTCATTTAATATTGATTTTTTAATATCATATTCATTATTTAAACCACCTTTCCAATAATGTAATTCTTTGAAATTAGAAATTATAGCATAATCTGTTTGTATATAATATCCAATAGTATCTTTTTTGAGAACATGGAATATTCCATCTATATCAATTAAATATAAATCAGCATACATATTTTTATTTTCACCGATTGTATTTATATATTCATCTATAATTCCAGTATAACTTATACGATTTTTATCATCTGTATATGTAATTTCACATTCATTTTGATTAAAAGTAGAAACACTATAATTTGTTAAATCTTTATTACTAAAAATTTGATATTGTAAATTACTTAATCTATTTATTTTATAAATTTCATTATCAATTTGTACCCATCCTGTTGTAGTTAGTTGATTAACAAAAGGATTAGCAATTACACCATCAACATAAAAAATATTATTTTTTATTGTAGCAATAGGATTTAATGCATCTAATTTATAAGATGTTAATATTTTAACTAATTCCATTTCTTCTGTATAAAAACCAAAATATCTATTAGAAGAATATTTATTAAATTTAATTGGTGTAGCTGGATTATCATCATATAGAAATTTAAAATTCCAAATAAAAGGATATATTATATTATTATCTTCAAATCCTTTTGTTATAAATTGTTCAAATTCAAAATGATTATTTTCATAATATAATTTATCATTTATAAATAATTCTTTTGTTGTATAAACTCCTGATTTATAATCCATTCCACCCCATTTAGAGTAATTATATTTTTTAGTATCAAAGAAAAAAGAAAATTCAGGAAATCTATTATTATCAGTTATATTTCTTTTAATAAATTTTCCAAGATTTGTATTTTCTGTTAAATCAAATACTTTTACACATTTCCATTTATCGATTATTTCACTTCTAAAATTATCTTTTGTTAATTTACCGATAGTATATGTATCACCTTTTAATTCATATATTGCAGGGTCATCAACTCTTAAAATTATAAATTGTTTAGGAATATTATTTTTTTGTAAATATAATGGAGCAAAATATTCAAATTCTTCTGAATACCATTGATCTTCTACTTCATTAGCACCAGAATGATAAATTTCATCAAATTGATTTTCATATGTGTTATACATAATATCTACATCATTATCATTTTTAGGTGAAAATGCTATATTTTTAGGTATTTTGTCATAAAATTTTGGAACTTCATCTTCAATTGATGCTTCAGTATTTAATATAATATGTTTAAATTTATCATCGTTTAAATCTTTACTACTATTAAAACTTTCTAAATATAAATTATAGTCATTATCTACAACTATTTTTATATTTGTTGTTAATCTTGGATTAGTTCGTATTATTTGAAAACTTTTATTCAATTTTAATAATTAATTATATTTTTAAGAAAGACCAGATGGCACTGAACTACCTGTAGTTGTTGTTAAATTAACATTTTTTATATTAAATGTTATTGTAAAATCAAAAAATCCATCTATAGATAATGGTCTTAAACGAACTTTAATTGATTTAACATGTGTTATATAATTTAATGTTGTAATATCTATTGTTGTTGCTGAATTTCCAACAAATTTCCAATAAATGTTAATAGGGAATATAATTTCTTCATTAAAAGCTAACGATTTAAAATCTTGTGATTCAGATATAACTATATCATCTATTGAATCTACAACTGGACAAATTAATGTACTAAATCCACCAGATTTATCCCAATCATAACCACTACCCGTATCTTGACCTAATGCACTATATGAATAATTATTAGGATTACTACTTCTATTTAAATTAATATAATCTCCACTTAAACCATTTATTGTTGTAGAACCAGTTAAATTTTGATATAACCAAGTATAATCTGAACTAGAATATAATGATGTATCATAAGAAGTATTACCAGTATATAATAAATTACCACCCGCACTATCCATAAAATATATAAATTGATTAGCTTCTTGAACAACAAATTTATTATTTACGTCTACTAAACAAGGTAAATTATTTACTCCTGTTCTATAAGCATTACTAGGTGTATAACTATAATTATCTCTTATTAAGAAATTTAATTGTGAGTTTTCAGATATATTTTGAATTTTTATATAATAATCTCCATTAATATATATATTATTATCAAATGTAACACCATCTGATGTATTTCCTGCATTTTCACATGTAAAATCTATTTTTATATTACTATTATTAGCAATTTCTACTTCTTCAGAACCATTGAATACATATACTTTAAGTAATCCTTTAGCTGAATAAATAATATTTTCTAATGAAACTATTTTTTTTGTTAAATAATCTAAATATTCTCTTAAATCAAATGCTGTACCAGTATCATCTTTGTAATTTGTTATTATACTTTTATCTAAATGTGCTACATATTCATCTTGATTAAAATAAGATTCATTTATATGTTTAATAACACCTTTAGCATCTAATGATTGTTCAAATTCAAGCATTGTATTATCATCTTTAGCTTCTTGTAATATGAAATCATTTTCACCTAATACATTTTTTAAATTATCAGGAAATTCTACACTTAAAGTATCTGACCAATCACTATAAATTTTTGAATCTGGATATCCTACTTCTGATATTGATCTAACTCTTATTTCAACTTTTTCGTCTGCACTAATAGAAATATCTAATTGATTAATATTTGGTGTATCTGCATCTGAAACATCTTCTATATCCCAAGTCCAAGTTGATGTATCTTTATTATATGTTCTTTTTCTTAAATCTGATGTAATTGAAACCCAATTTGCAAAATATGCATTTTTCTTTGTTCCATCAGATGATTCTAATTTAAATCCTTCTGTTTGATTTTCTACACCAGTTTTAGAAGAATATCTATGTTGTATTTCAAATTGAATTATTTCTTGTGGTCTATAACCATAATCTTGTTTTGCTTCTGGTATATCCCAAAATCCCCTAACTCTAAACTTAGCATCTACTGTTGTTGTTGTATCAGTTTTGCTTTTAATTTGTCTTGTTATAGAATATAATAATTTAGATAAATTTTCTTGTTCTCCTGATAATTTACCTAATTCATTTTGTGATTTAGTTTTTTCACCAATTGATGCGAATCTAGTTACTGATAATTCTTTATTTTTTTGAACTATTGCAGCATTTACTTGTTCTAATTTTGTTTTAACTTTTGTTTTTTCAGAATGTAAATCTTTTAGAACTTTACTATTATCGGTATCTGTTAAATGTTTATTAATTTGAACAACATTAAAATTAGTACTATCTAAAATAGGTTTATTTGGCGGTAATCCTAAATTAGATGGTATAACTTTTTGAATCATATCATTTAATATTTTACCATAATCCTCAACATAATCTAAATAATATTGTGACATTGTTAAATTAGTATCAGTATCTAATACTAAATTATTTGTATATAACCCTGTTCCATTTGACCAAGTACTTCCTTTTAAATTATTTTTACTATTTGTAGCTTTCATAAAAACTACTAAATTTTCATCAAAACCAACAGTAACCTTAACAATTTTTTTAGCAATACTACTACCATATATTTTTAAAACATTAGCTCCTGTTACAATAGGATCATAACCTTCTAATCTTTCTAATCTAACTCTAAATTCTGATGATGCTGTACTTGTTTCAATAATTTTCCATCTTGTAACTGATTCTTGACTATTCAAAATTAATTGATCATCTACTGCTAATATTTTTTGACCATCTGTAATAGATGTATATCTTGATGGATATATATGAAACCATAATTTATTATTAATTGTATCAACTTCTTGTTTTACAACAGAAAACAAACCATATTCATCTACATCTTGAAAATCAAATTTAAAATATTCTTCATCATAAATTGGATTACTACCTCTATAAATACCAGTATTTGTAGGGTTCGTATGCCAATCTAAAAAATCTTGTAAATTTATATCATTCTTTCCAAGAAATAAACTATTAAATTGATCTAAATATTTTGCACCATCCTCAGTATAATTGCCGTTTTCATCTTTCTTAAATTTAACTATATATCTTCTTGATATAACACCATCTACATCATTTCCTACTTTATCAGATAAATCATAATTTATAGTTAACGATGGATTCATAAGAGATTCAAAAAACCAATTATTATTAGAATCAAATTGAGTAACAGTACTCAAATTATCTATTTTATTAGGTTCTCTATTTAAATCAGATATAAATATTTTTTTAGTAGTATTTCCATCAATTATATGTACTGTATTATTATTTAATCCTGCTAATGTTTTAACATTATTATTAAGATTATTAATATCTTTTTGTAATTTACCTACAGTTGGTAAAGAATACGTAGTTTCATTACCTTGTTCATCTAATTGTGTTACATTTACCGATGAATCTTCTCCTACAACTATATCATTTATTTTAGTTAATACTTCAACATTATTGTTGTTTAGTAATTGTATTTGTTCGGCAATCTGAACAAACGAATTTTTTTGCACAGCCATTTATAAATTTATTTTTTTTTAATTTAGAATTATATATAAAAAATTTAAAGGTATTAAAGGTATATTATATTTCAATTATATATAAAATAATTATTCATTTAAATGTGTATCTTATATAATTGAAATATAATATACATCACCATTATCTATTTTTTTATTTATGATACTTACTCGTTTATATTCTAATTTAGATAAATGATTACTTATAATTTGTTCAAGATATTTTTTATTTAATACATCACTATTATTAGATTCAATTATAATAGTAAACTCATTTTTTAAAATATTTATATAAAAATCTATATCATCATATTTATTTAAATATGCTATTAGTGTTTTTTTTATTTGATAAGTTATTGCTAAATTTGTCTTAAATCCTCTAGATAATTCTCTGAAACTTATATCACTATTAGTTTTTTCTATGATAAAATCTAATTTTCCTATGTCAATATTAGTATAATTATAATATCCTAATTCATATTTTTTAGTATTAACCATATAACCAAATTGTAGCATATTATTATCATTAATATTTAAAAAAAATGATATTTCATTTTTATCTTCAATAAATTTTAAAAATGACGAAAATATCTTACTATATTTAAATTCATATATGACATCCTGAACATTTATTTTGTTAGATTCCATATTAAGAAAATAATTATTATTTAATGAATTATCAATTCCTTTTATATAATGAGTATTTAAATTAAATTTTATATTTATATCATTTAATTTAATAATAAATAACCAAAACAATTTTTTAGATACAAGTTTTTTATCTGTTGTATCAATACTCTCTGTAACTTCTACTACTTCTGCTTGAGAATAAATAGGATTTTCACTATTCAATACTGCTATTTTATAATATTTATCCATTAATTTTTTAGCAGCATCAACTGTTGATACTTTTTGTTGATAATAATCTTTTATCTCATTTATTATTTTATGAGTTCTTTCATAACCCATATTAAACATATCTTCAACAAAATCAAATGCTTTATCTTCATCTAAATTTTTATTTTTTTGTAAAAAATGTATCATATTTGATTTAATTTTACTTATGTAATTCTGTATGACTGCATTATATGCATCAGAATTTACTCCAAATTTTCTCAGATTTATAGGGGTTTGTTTATAATAAATGTTTCTCATTAAATTTAATTTTAATCATTTTTAATTTTAAATATTTAATAATATTTATTTGATATGTTATTCATAAGTATATATTAAATTACCTCATTATAATAATCCTACATTTTTTATCATTTTTTCTAATGTAGTATCATTTTTTAATTTTTCAATTACTTTTTCATCTTGTAATAATAATTTAACTATATCATAAGATTTATCGTTAAATGCATTATATAACGCAGCATTATTTCCAGAAGAAGCATTTATTTTTTTGTCTTGTAATAAAAATTTAACTAATTCTACATTTCCACTTTTACAAGCATATTTAAATGGATCATTATAAGGATATTCTAATGGTACATTATTTTTAGATAATTCTTTTACTAATATTAAATTCCCATTTTTACAAGCGCGTCTTAAACAATAATTACTTACTATCGTTAATTTATTTTCAACACCATCTTCTTTCATCTTTTCTATAAATACTTTGGCTATATCTGTTTGATTATTTCTAAATGTTAATAGTACTTTTTGATAGTTATTATCATCATATTTAGCACCTTTATCTAAAAAATATTTTACAGCTTTTGCTGATCCATATCTACAAGCATAATGTATTTGTGTTTCGATAATATTTTTTGTTGTATTTGGATTGGGTTTTAAGTTATTTAAAAAATTTATAAGTTCATCATCAGATAAAAGTTTCGTATCATATTCAATCATTTTATCTAATTGTTTAATTGGTTCTAATTTATTCATAACTTTCTTGATATCTTCTTCTGATTTACCAATTAAAAAATCTTTAATATTTTTCATTTAATAATAATATTATTTTAATTTATATATTAAAAAAACTATTCGTATATATGATGAAAAATAAATAGTAAAATTACACTTTTAAAATTTTATATATAAAATAAAAAGATATTAGATATGAAAATGAATGAATATAAAACAATTAAAATTTCGCCTGAATTGCACAAAAAAATCAAATTATATTGTGTAGATAAATCCTTAATATTAAATACTTGGATAGAAAATGAATTAACAAAAAAAATTAATAAATTAAATGAAAAAACTAACAACTAATGAATTTATTGAAAAAGCAATAAAAGTACAAGGCGATAAATATGATTATTCGTTGTTGAATTATATAAATAATTCAACAAAAATTAAAATAAATTGTCTTGAACACGGAGAGTTTAAACAAAGACCAAGTGACCATTTATCTGGTAGTGGATGCCCTATTTGTTCATATTTGAAAAAAGCAGTAAATCAAACTAAAACTACTAATAAATTTATCATAGATGCTAAAAAAGTTCATGGTGATAATTTTGGTTATCTTTTAGTAAATTATGTTAACGCTAGAACAAAAATTAAAATTATATGTAAAGAACATGGAATATTTGAACAATTGCCTAATAATCATTTAAATGGTAAAGGTTGCCCAAAATGTTCATATAAAATTTTTACTACCGAAGAATTTATTGAAAAAGTAAAAAATATTCATAATAATAAATATAGTTATCCAAATACAAATTATATAAATAATAAAACTAAAATTAAAATTGATTGTCCTATTCATGGGGAATTTGAACAAAGACCAGATGATCATATAAGAGGTATTGGTTGTCCATTTTGTAAAGAAAGTCACGGAGAAAAAGAAATTAGAATTTTATTAGAACAAAATAATATAATTTTTGAAACACAGAAAAAATTTAAAAATTGTAGAAATAAAAACCAATTGCCATTTGATTTTTATTTACCTAATATAAATTTAATAATAGAATATGATGGAGAACAACATTTTAAACCACTGAATTTTTTTGGAGGAAAAGAAGGATTAAAAAATAGAAAAAAATTAGATATAATTAAAAATAATTTTTGTAAAAATAGTGGTATAGGTTTATTAAGAATAAAATATAATGAAAATATAGAAAATAAAATAAAAAACTATTTGAAATCTTAATCATATATTATTTAAAAGTAAAACTATATTATATGTACAAAAACCAAATATATTTCCCTGTTAAACACGAACCAAGGCAAATTCAAATAGATATGTTAAATCATATCAAACATCATATTAGAAGAGGTAAAAAATATTTTCTGATGAATGCACCTACTGGTGTAGGAAAATCATTATTTAGTATAATGGTTGCCAATTGGTACAAAAATTATATAAATTCAAATGCTAAAATTGATTTATTAACAAACAGTAAAGTTCTTCAAAGTCAATATGTCAGAGAATTTCCATTTATATCAAGTTTAAAAGGAAAAGCAAATTATAGCTGTTCTACCTATAATTCTAATTGTCAAGATGGAAAAGAATTAAATAAAGCTTTAAAAAAGACATGTACAGCTTGTCCTTATACATTAGCAATGTCTAGTTGGGAAAAATCTGATATATCATTAACTAATTTTCATTTATTCATCACATTACATTTATTTTTACCTAATGTAATAGAAAATAGGTGTAATGTTTTAATAATAGATGAAGCACATGACTTTGAAGCAGTATTATGTGATTTTATATCTAATAAAGTATCACAAAGAACTTTAAAAAAATTAGGATTTAATGATGCTAGTATTAATAAAATAGATAAAGAAATGAATGGTATTAAAAATACTAATCAATTTATTAAATATATTGAAGATGAATTAACTCATTATTTAGAAAAATTAGAAGAAGCACATACAAATAGAATTGGAAATCAATCCATATCTACAAACGAAAAAATAAAATTAAGTAAAGAATTAGCAAATATTGAATCTAGTCGTTTATCTTTCAAAAAATTAATAGAAGATTATTCTATTAATCCGGATAATTGGGTATTAGATATTGAAGTAGATAAGAAATTTACATTATTTCAAAAAATATTTAATATTCAACCAGTTTGGGCATATAATTATCTTAAAAAAATAATTTATGATAAATATGATCATATTATATTTATGAGTGGTACAATATTAGATAAAAATATGTTTGCTTACTTAAATGGGTTAGAACCTAATCTATGTACATATTTTAATGTAGATTCCCCTTTTGCTATAAAAAATAGAAGAGTGAAATATATAAAAGTTGGTAAAATGTCTTTTAATGAAAAAAAAGAAACCTGGTTAAAACAACAATCAGTTTTAGAAAAAATATTTAATAAACATAAAAACGAAAAAGGTATTATTCATACTGGAAATTATGAACTTGCGGAATGGTTAAAAGAAAAATATGGTAAAAATGAAAAATTTTTATTTCCAACAGTCGAAGATAAAGATGCTATTTTACTTAAACATATTCAATCAAAAAAACCAACTATATTAGTTTCACCATCAATGATGAATGGAGTAGATTTAAAAGATGATTTATCTAGATTTCAAGTTATATTGAAAATGCCATATCCGAATTTAAAATCAAATAGAGTTAAAAAAAGAATGAATGATTATAAAGATTGGTATAGTTATAAAACAGTAGCAGATTTAATTCAAAGTTATGGTCGATCAATTAGAAGTGATGATGATTATGCAATTACTTATATATTAGACTCAAATTTTAGTAATATTTTACAGAGAAGTTATAAACTTTTACCTATTTGGTTTATAAATGCTATTAGTGAATTAAAACAAAAAAGAACATAATGAATTTAACTACTAAAAGTGTACAATTAGGAACACATACACTTGAATGTTCTGTTACAAGAGAACAAGTTGAAGATTTGATAAATCAGTTAGGTTTTTTTCATTCATCTAGTATAGATAATTTTTATATTGAAAAGAAAACAAGAATTAAAGATAATATATTAAATAATGATTTAATTGAAATAATAGATTATAATAGAAAATATTATCATATAGAATTGAATTTAAAAATGTGGTATAGAGTTTTAAAAATATCTAAAATATATGATGATAAAAATTAGATGAATTAGAAAAAGACCACCCTAATATAATTGGACCACTTTTTAATCAGGGTATGTTAATGATGACATCTGATTTATATGTTGAAAAAGACGCAGGGTGGGATGGAAAAGATGCTATTGCTATTAAATGGCATTGTTAATTAATAATTTCAAATGAAATGAAAATAAGACAAACAGAAATAATAACACAATATAAAGTATTAGGAATGGATATGGAATGGACAATGAAAGATGGTACACCTATCCTTCTAAAAAATATGAAAGATAGTCATATTAAAAATTGTATTAATATGCTTAAAAGAAATGAATCTAGTCAAATAAGGTTAGATTGGATTTATGTATTAGAAGATGTTTTTATGAAAAGAAGATGTTTAAAAATTAATAAAATACAAAAAAATATAAAAAATAAATAATGTTCCACGTGGAACAAAAAATACAGAACTATGACATTAATTAATAAAAAAACAGCAACCCATGATTGGCATAGTCCTAAGACATTATTACAAAGTTATAAAATTAAAGGATTAGATTTAATTTATGATATGGATAAAGAAAGAAGTGCTATCAAACTAAAAGATATGACTGATGCTAATATTATATATGCTATTAATGACTTGGTACAAAATAATGGAACACTTGTATACAAAGTGTGGGTAGAAGAATGGATAGATATATTCAATGATGTTATTATGAAAAGAAGATTTGAAAAATTAAAAAAATTAATGAATAATATAAATGGAAAAGATAATATTTAAATATAGTGGTGAATTGCCTAATCTTGATTTTAAATATTTAAACAAATCGAGAATAGACGGTAGAACTGTTTATTCATATGAAATATCTAATATATTATATGAAACTATTAGAAAGCAAGATTTCAATAAAATGAAATTATTTTTTAGAAGGTTAAAAATAAATAAAATACTTAATAATTATAAAATTACAAATAACGATATGTTTCTATATTTTTATATTTATCAAAATGATAAGATAGATTTAATAACATCATTAGAATATAACGGAACACTTAGATGAATGAGAAAGAAAAAACATACAAAAAAAATACCTATAATTCCAAATTATACTATAATTAGGGTTATGAATGGATCAGAAATACCAAAAATATATCATTGTAAAACTTTGTTATTACCCTGGTATACTAATCTTGAAGACAATATATATTATGTATTTGATAATATTATGAAAAAAGAAAAATTAATTGAAATTTTAACAGACATTAATCAATTTAAATTATATATGAGAGAGATAAAAATTAATCAAATCAAGAATAAAAATATAATTAATTATAAAGATAAGATTAAAACATTTTTGATGTATTTTATATACGATAATTATAATTCAATAACAATAATAGAAGAAAACAAAATATGACAACTTTAAAAGATAAATTATTTTGGGAGAAATACAGACCAAAAATAATAAAACAAATGGTACTATTACCTAGAATACATCTTCTTATAAAAGATGGAATTCATCTTAATTTCATTTTTTATGGAACTCCAGGAACAGGTAAATCAACATTAGCGAATATATTATCAGAAGAATACAATACATTAAAATTAAGTAGTAAACTTGGTGTAGATATTTTAAGAACTAAAATAGAAAACCATTGTAAAACATTATCATTTAAAGAAGGTATGAAAGTTATATACCTTGATGAATTCGATAGAGCTTCTTCACAATTACAAGAAGAGTTAAAAGGATTTATGGAAACATATGAACACAATACAAGATTTATATTTACTACTAATCATATTGATAAGATTACACCTGAATTAAAGTCGAGGTTTACTGAAGTTTGTTTTGATCCATTGAATTCAGAAGAACGAAAATTTATGTATGATAATCAAATAAAATATTTAAGAGCTGTATCTAAACGAGAAGGATTAGGAATTTATAAAGAAATTGAACCATTCAAAAAAATCGTTAATAAAAATTTTCCAGATTTAAGACGTTCAATACAAACTGTTCAACTAATATTATTAACAGGTGATATGTCATTAATTAATACTGATTATGGTTCAGATAGATTAGATTTTTTTAAATTTATTTTAAATGGTGATATAAATCCAGTTACAAATTATGATTACATAATGAATAATTTTTTTACTAATTTTTATGAAGCAATAAATTATTTAGGTAGACCATTTTTTGATTATTTAAAAGAATATCATTTGGATATTGTATTATCAAAAGGTGGATCAATTTTAGAAATTCAAACACAATATAATTTAGGATTTGTAACTACTATGGATCCTATTATTCACCTAGTTAACTATGTTTTAAACATAAAATATATTTTAAAAGGATAACATTTTTTTAATATATACTTTTTATGATATATGATTATATGGCGAAATATGATATGGATTATTTAGGATGTATTGCTATCATAGATGAACAACCACTTTTGTTTATAATATATGATGATAATATTCTTGATGGATTACCTTTATTAGATATAGAAAATCAATATACAATTATCAAACCAAATGAAATTGTTATTGTTGCATTTTCAATGTTTTATGAAGAAGAAAAATTTAATATATCTTTATTAGATGATTATGATATTAATTTTAATTTAATGACTTATAATATTATGCCATTATATATTCATACATTAAAAACAAGAGGACTTGCTATTGAAGATATATTAGAATTAGGATTTTTTGATGTATTAACATTTAGTGTATTATATGATTTTCTTAAAGAAACTACTAACTAATTTTATTTTTTTTTGATTTATAATCTGGTATTAAATTTAATTTTTCTAATTTATTTTTTTGTTTAATATTTAAATTTTTTATTACACTTGATTGTTGAAGTAAATATTTTATAAAAGGAATATATGATTTATAATTATACGACAATATATTAAATAACAATGTATCTAACATATAATTATTTTTAAATGAAGGTATTAAATTATGATTATCAACAAAATATTTAAATATATCAATATTTAAAACATCACATACAATTCTATATGTAGATGATTGGTTTTTCATAAAAATATCTTTAACTCTATTATCTTCTAATAATCTTTTAACTATATTTAAATATCCTCGTTTACAAGCTATTTTTAAAGCTTCATTATCATTAAAACATGGATTATATCTACCATCTTTTAATAATAAATCCAACATATCTAAATTACCATCATTACAAACATCACTAAATATATAACTATGTTTAAACATAGAACTAACAGACGAATAATCTAATAGTATTTTAACTAATGATATAAAATTATTTTTAACAAATGTTTTAAGTATTGAATTATGATCATATGCAAAATCAAATTTTAATTTTATCATATGTTTAATAATTTCACCAAATGCTAATTCAGAAGATTCTGATGTTATATATTGAGATAAAATATTTGGTTTAGTAATATCATATAATATTATATTTTTATTGTGAGTATCTTCTTCCCATATATCTAATAATATTTTAGCTATTTCTATTTGATTATATTTAGCACAAAGAAAAATTAAATATGATATTGTAAAAGAATTATATGTTCTAAAATTCATTAATTCCTTTACTGCCTCAATAGATCCATAAACAATAGCTGCCTCAAGTATATTATTAAAATCATTATACCCGGATATTTTTCCAAATACAGTATTAGAATTATTTAATTTTCGAACTAACATAAATTCTCTAATAAAACTCACATTATTTTGCATAACGCAAACAGTTAAAGCTTTATCATTAATAAATGGATCAACAAACCTATTATTTAATAACCTTTTAAACTTTTTATAATCATAACCTTTTACACAAACAGTATAAAAACGATTTTGTAATATCATTTTATGCCTGTTTATTAATTTTTTAAACATATTTGATTGTATTATCGAGTAAAGTTAATAATTATTAATTAATTAAACAAATTTATAATTTTCATTTTTCTTTTTTCACATTAGGAGATATATCACAATTAATAAAATCTTGCATAGTTTCTGATCCGTTTTGATTAAATTTTTTTAACACAACATTTAAAAATTGGCAATCTATAAATGTACCATTATAAATATAACCGTTTTTAAAAAGACCACCTTTAAACACACCATTAAAAATAACGCCATCATCAAATTTTCCAAATTTGAATTCTCCGTTTCTGAAAACTCCAAATTTCCTACCACCATTAAATATTAATATATTATGTTTGATTTCGATTCTAGCTAATTCTGTTTCTGCATCAATAAACCATACACATTTTTCTTTAACTAAAATTTCTTCAATTTGATATCTTTCTGTATAAGTTTTACCTTCATATTTTAATTCTTTATATTTTTCCATATTAATGTAAATTATTTTATAAACATATATATAAATTTATGAAATAATTTTTTTTCGTGGTGTATAATCGGGTAATATTTTCATTTCTTTAAATCTTAATATATCATCTTTATTTAAATTATTTATTTTAATAAAATTATTACTTATTAAATATTTGATAAAAATTGATCTTTTATATTGTAAACATAGTTTTATAATTTTATTTGTTAATTTTATTGCATAATCCCAATCAATACTTAATACAAATTTAAATAAATCAAATAAATCTGACGCTATCATAGAACTATAATATATTATATCATTTGAATTTTTAATTAATTTTTCTTTTTTATAATCAAATAGCATTTTTATAATATCATAATTAATTGTTCTACTGTATCTTTCACTAATCATATTAGAAATAGCCATATTTCCATTAAAAAATGGATTAACTCTACCATCTTCTAATAATATTTTAACTATTTCAGGATGATTATACATGGCTGCCATTCTAATAGGTTCTTCATAACAAGTATTAGGTTGTACTCTTGAATCAGCTAAAAGTAATTTTACTATTTCTATATGACCAAACTGACAAGCTTTACCTAATGGATAACCATCAGATACCATAGGATTTATTCTTTTATCATCTAATACCATTTTAACTAATTCTACGTTTCCGTTTTCACATAAATGTAACATAATTTCACAGTTATTATATATAACATTAATATATGGTTTATAAAAAATTTTTATAAATAATTCATTTTCGTTATTAATAGCTGCTTGTATTAAACTTTTTTCAGTATACATATACATTATCTATATTTTTTATTTATAATTTTTTTTTTAGAATTATAATTAGGTAATATATTCCTAATTGTTAACTCTTTAATATTTTTTTTATCTGATATTTTTGATAATACTCTATCGTCTTTTAATAATAAATTAATTATTGTTTTATTTTCACTCGAAGCTAATCTATTATCTATTGACTTTAATAATGTATTATTAAAAACTGATGGATCTATTCTTTTATCATTTAATAAAATTTTTAATAATTCTATATTTTTATTAGCAATAATACGTTTTAGAATAATATATCTGTCAACTGTTGGATCAACTCTTGGATCTTCTAATAAAACTTTTACGATTTCTGTTTGATTTCTTGATACTGCTGTTTTTAAAATATAATTATTATCATAATCAGGATTAAATCTTTTATCTTTTAATAATACTCTAAATACTTCATGGTTATATACATCAACTAAAAAAGAAAAACTTAAAGTTAAATAAGATTTAGTTAATAAATATTCAACAATTTCAATATGACCATTATTACAGGCGTATTGAAAATATTTAAAATTTATTGGATAAAAATGATCAGTATAAAAATTACCTCGTCTTCTATATTGGGTATTATTTATATTTTTCTTTCTATGATATATTTTATTTAGTAGATATTTAGTTATATCATATTTATGATTATCCATAGATGTAATAATAGGTTGTCTAGAAGTATCAATATTCACTCTTTTATCATTTAATAATAATTTAACTATATCTAAATGTCCTTCTTTTGCTGCTATATTTAATGAAAAATCATTACTAACACTTGGATCAACTTCATTTGATTTCAGAAGATATTTGACAATTGTAGTATATCCTTTCGTTGATGCCCATTTAATATAATAATTATAATTGTATTTTAAATTAGTTTTCCATTTTGTCATTAATTTAAAAAATTCATCAGGATTATCAGATATAGCACCAATATATACTTGTCTATTCCAGTTTTCATAAAAATAGACTTGTATAAAAAGTTTCAAATCATTTTTTAATTTCTTAAAAATGATTTGAAACTTTTTTTTGAATTTCTTAAAAATTTTAATTATTCGTTTCATTAATCAAAAAATATAATAATCACTTGTTTTTTAAAGTACTAATGCTTGACTACGAGATTTATAATAAGGGATTATTTTATTATTTATTAAATCTTTTGTTATAGATTTAGTTAATTTTTTTCTAACCCTTTTATCATTTATAACATAACGAGCTAATTCTATTTGATTATTTAATATTAATCTTCTTATAATAAAATTTCTATCAAATGATAAATCCAATCTTTTATCATAAATAAATAGTTTTACTAATTCTGTATGAGTATGACCAAATAATAATAATCCCTTAATAATTTCATAGTTATTAGTACCAGGATCAACTTTTTTATCTGATAATATGAGTTTAATTGTTTGAATATTTGAAAAATTTCTACAAGAACGTTTTAATAATATATTATTATTATAACTAATATCGATTTTGTTTAAATCTAATATTTTTTTAACTATGTCTGTAAATTCTGGTTTATCAATAATTAGTATTAATATATATTTTAAAAATTCTACATTTAAATATTTATGGTTAATAAATTCTGATATCATAATTTTATTACTTCTAATTACTGCATATTCTACAACACTTAACATATCATTAATAATAGTATCATTTTGTTGTAATAAGAATTTAAATATATCTAATTTATTGAAATATATAGCAGAATTAAATAAAATATAATGTTCTGTTTTAATATTAATATTTAAAGTATTTTCATATACTATTTTAAACATTTCTAATTTATTATCTTCTATTAATTTTTTAAAAATAATATAATCATATTTTTTAGCATCAAATTTATTATCTTTTAATAATATCTTTGCTAATTCAAAATTATTAGAAGATATACATACTTCTGTTAAAATATTATGACGTTGATTTATATTAATTTTACTACGAAAATTTTTAGTTTTTAACAAGTCCTTTACAAGATTTATATCATTATTTATACACGCTTGTTTAAATTTATGATTCATTACATATTACTTTTTAAATGATTCTTTAATATTAAATACAATTTTCTTATTAAGTCGATATCTTTTTCATATAGTATTCCATTTAAATCTATTACTCCGATTGTTGCAATATCTTCTGGTTTAAATACTTTTAATCTTCCTATATTTTCACTTTCATATTGCATATAGAGTGAATCTTCATTACTAACTGATATATGAAAATTTCCGTTATGAGTTATTTCAAATGTAATTAGTTCAACTATATCTGCAACTGATATATCATTTTCTAAATTTCCTTCATCAAAATTTCTAGCAATTTTACGTGCTATCAATTCTCTTTCCATTGCTAGTCTTTCACTTTCTATACTTTGATTTTTATTAAACTCGTTAAATCTTTTAATCATAATTAAAAACGATTATTTTTTGAACTTTAATTACATTTTTAACTATATATTAAAATATATCACAAGATAAGTAAAAAAAAAATAATAAACAAATTAATTATGCATTATTATAGAAAAGATGATCCTACTCATAAAGCAGTTACAATAGCTAAAGATAATATTGAAGAAGCATTTTATCAACTATCAGACGGTCAAATGATTAAAAAAAATATTTTTTCAAAATATTATGGTATACTTGATAATGTAGTTAGTGAATCAACAAATGTTCAATCAAATGTTCAATCAAATGTTCAATCAAATGTTCAATCAAATGAAATTGATCCAGAAGCATTTTTAAGAACAAGTGCAGTAAATACGGATATTTTAAATAAAATTAAATCTGTTGATATAAGTAAAGTTAAAAATGAAAATATTGGTTCAGAAATACTTAAAAATACTACAAATAAAACTAAGGTAGCACAATCCAATATAGTGCAAAATCAACCTATACAAAACCAATTTATACCTAATATGAATGAATCAGCTATAATAAGACAAGATAATAGTCCTCAACAAATACCAAATAATACTAATACAAATGTATCACAATATAAGGTATATGATAATGATGATGATGCCTACCAAGATTTTTTAAATCAACAAAATAAAACACAACCTAAACCACAACCAATTATTAAACCAATAGTAAATATAGATGAATTATATGAAAATGAAAAATTGGCATATGGAGAAGAAGAAGCAAATAAAAGAAGGTTGAAAAGATTACAAAGACAACCTACAAGTGTTTCTCAATCACAACAAACAAATAATCTTAATCAACCACAAGTACAACAATCACAATTGGATCCTAATGAAATGGTTTTCAGTACATTTAAAAGAAAACACGATATTTCTGTAAATATAGAATTTAAAGATAAAATAGGTAAACCAGAATTTGTTAAAATGATGGTTGAAAATATGGAGGGTGATATTGTACAATATTATAAAAAAATAATTATTAATAATATATATACAAATATTAAAATTATTGAAGAACAAGTTGAAAAACAAATAATTAAAGAAATTTTTGGAGATGATATTCCAGATGAATATCTTAAAGAAGAAACTGATGATGATATGAAAAACGAACAAGAAAAAAAATCAAAAAGAAAATATACTAAGAAAGCATCTGTTGATAAAAACGAAGATAAAAACGAAGATAAAAACGAAGATAAATAGAATTATGATAGATCAATTATATATTAATGAAGCAAGACGAATAAGAAAAGAATATTTAACTAACTTATTTTATATTGTTGAAAAAGAAGGAGAAATGAAAGAATATTTAACGATAATAGAAACCATTAAAGATGAACTAAATGATGAAGATATTATTAAAAATGATAAAGCATATAAAGAAAAAACTTTTAAACTTAGTAAAAATATAGAACAATTAAAAAAATATATTATTGAATATGATAATAATATTAAAAAATTAGATAAAGATCAAAGAACGTTATATACTAATATTAAAGAAAAACATATAGGTATTACTGATGAAGAAATGCAAAAAGAATTAATAGCTAGTATTATTGACATTGATGAAAAATTTAAAAAATTAAAGAAAAAAACATTAGAAAATTTTGATTTAGATCAATAATTTATTATATTTGTATTTAGAAAAAATAAACTTTTTTAATTTACTATATATAATATATAGTGAAAAGTTCTTTAATTTTATGGGAAAGAAAATGGCATCGACTTATTAAAACGGGGTTAATTAGCATGTAGTGTTTGTCAGAACACTTTAAAAAAGGCAAAACAATAAACGCAAACGCGAATTTATTTAATGCGGCTAATAAGATTAGTGACGCATTGACTGTCGGATTTGGAAACGAATCTGTTTTACAAGAAGGTGAACTTGTAGCAGTGTAATAGAAATTAACCAAAAACTTATTGATAATGATTGTGAAATCGATATTTTATAGTGTAACAATTATTTTATACTTGTATGTTTGAATATTTTGTAAAGTATCGAATTATTAAAAAATATTATAAGCATGTAGAATATTAATTTTAATTTAGTAAACACCAGGGTTCGATTCCCTGCTTTTCCACAAACGGTAAGATAATTTAGTCTTACCATTTTTATTTTTAATATAATGGAACAAATTATACAAAATGCAATAGAATTACCAGACGGTACAATTTTAATTTCAAGATCTGTACATGATTATATAGAAAAAGATTGATATTATGTTGATGGTGGTAATGATTATATAAGATATGGTTGCCCTGTGAATTGTGAAGATAAAATAAAATTATTAGATTTATATGATGATTCTTCTTTATCAGAACTTAAAGAAAAATTAGTTTGGGGTACATATGGTATATCGAATAATTTAGAACATAATTCTTTAAAATGGGTTAAATTAATTAATTGTACAACTAATCATTTAGAAAATATTTTAACAGTTCAAAAAAGTAGATTAAAAACAGATAAAATCAATTTATATATAAATGTAATAGAATCTATATTAAATGATAGACAAATGATAGAAAGAAACAAAAAAATTAAAATTATTATAAAAAATCTTTAAATTTATTTTGTAATTTTATGAACTACACACAAACTAACAATTTAACGGTTTTCTTTTAAGGGACAATATAAACAAATTATAATTTATTGTCTATATTATAAATAAGAAACTATTTATATTATAAAAAATAATTTTTCATAGTGATTAAAACGTATGATATTAATTGGGATTTAGTTAATACAGTCGAAGATTTAAAATTAATAATATCCATTCTAGTAGACAAAGTAGTTATAGATACTGAAAAGCCAGGAGACTTAGAAGTTTATGCAAAAATAAGAAGGATATTAATAAATGGAAATTCATAAAATAAAAGTACTAGAATTATTTGCTGGTACTAAATCAATAGGGAAAGCTGCAAAAGAACTTGGTTATGAAGTATTTTCATCAGACTATTTAGAAAAATTTAAAACTGATTATACAGTTGATTTATTAGAATTTGATGTTAATAAAGTTCCCTGGCAACCAGATATTATATGGGCATCTCCGCCTTGTTTTGGAGAAGATGAATTAGTATTAACAAATAATGGTTATAAAGAAATGAACTACACATTAAATAAATATTAATGTGTTTCAACGTTTCATAGACTCAACTAATGTTGACGCCTCACCGTTTTTTTGTTTAGACTGCGAATTCGGTCACTCGCTCCACAGTTAAAAAATATTTTTAAACATTTTTTATATTTTGCATCTACCTTGGTTTTCGTATAGATACTTAACTATCAAGTATTTACATACTTGAACCTCAATGATTTTACTTGATCTAGGTTTGTAGATCAAAACCATTAAATCATTTCAAAGAACTTTTATTTAATTATTATATATATATATTAAATATTTAAAGTCCATTTTAGTCAAATTCATCCATTAAACTGAAGATTTAATGGTTTTCTTTGACGGAACATATAAAAAATATTGTAGTTGGTGATCAAGTATTAACACATAAAAATAGATTTAGAAAAGTAACAAAAATATATGAAAATCATTCTAATGATTGTTATAATTTTAATACAAGACAAACTAAAAACACAATAGTAACTGGAAATCACCCGTATTATATTAAATACAAAAAACGTAAATGGAATAATAAATTAAGAAAATATGAATATTATTTTACAGAACCAGATTGGGTTAATGTAGGTGATATAGAAGTAAATATAAGTAAAAATAAAAGTAAAGCAATTATAGAATCACCATACGTTGCTATTCCTTTAAATAAAGAACAATCACTACCAATATACAAAGGTTGTTATTATGAACAAGGTATAAGTAACCAATACCAAAAACAAAATAATATTAAAAAATTAATTAATACCCTACCTATTAATGATATTAATTTTTGGTATATTGTAGGAAGATTTATTGGTGATGGGTGGATAAGTATACATAAAGATAATGGGTGTGAAGAAGTTAATATATGTTGTAATAAAAAAAAAACAGATTATTTAGAAAATAAAATAAAATTAGTTTTTAATAAATATAATTTATCTAAAACTAAAAAAACGGTAAACCAATTTATTTTTTATAATAAAGAATTATATCATTATTTTAAACGATTTGGAATAGGATCACCAAATAAAGAATTAACATCTGATATATTCAATTTACCAAATGAATATTTAATTTCATTTATAAACGGTTATATAGATTCTGATGGTCATACTATAAAAAAAGGAAAATATAATTTATCAACAACTAGTGAAAAATTAGCATACGGTATTCAATATTGTATAAATAAAGTATATAAAATACCAACAACTTTGATTATAGATGATAGAACAAATAAACTTTATAATATTAAATTTAGTATAAATTGTAAAAATATAAAATATGATATTGATAATAATTACATATGGTTACAATTTGATAAAAAAGAAAAATTAAATGTATCATTAAAAACATATAATTTAGAAGTAGAAGAAGACAATACATATACTGTTAAAAATTTAATAGTACATAACTGTACGTCCTTCTCAATTGCTTCTGTATCACATCATTGGACAAAAGAAAGAGAACCTAAATCTGAAACAGCTTTAATTGGTTATAAATTAGTTGAAAAAACAATAGAATTAATTAATTATTTTAAACCTAAATATTGGTACATCGAAAACCCTAGAGGTATGTTAAGAAAATTCCCTATTATGATAGATTTACCAATTAGAAATACAGTTACATATTGTCAGTATGGGGATGATCGCATGAAACCGACAGATATCTGGACTAATAATGAATTATGGACACCTAGACCAATGTGTAAAAATGGTATGACTTGTCACATTGCTGCACCAAGAGGAAGTAAAACAGGAACACAAGGACTAAAAGGAGCTGAACAAAGATCCATTGTACCTAACGAATTATGTTTAGAAGTTTTAAGCCAAATAGAATTATGAATGAAATAGAATTTGATGACATATTAAAAAAAAATTTAAATATTTGTATATTACAAAAATGTTGCTTACCTTTGTAGTTGAAATTTTATATAAATTATAGGTAATTATGTTATATTTAGTAAATGTTTTAATATAAAAATCATATTATCCAGATGGTAAAAAATCATATGAAAAAATGCATATTGTTGAAGCTATAGATAAAGATGAAGTAAAAGAAAAAATAAAAAACCATTATAAACAAAAGGATAGTGATTATTGTGTTAGTTATTATACAGAAATATTATGGGCAGACGAAGTAATAAAATAATGGAAAATCAATTTATACCATACGAACAAGCATTAGATTTAAAAAAATTAGGGTTTAATGAACAATGCTTTGGATATTTTGAAAATCCTAATTCTTTTCACGAAAAAGAAATTTTGGTAATTAATTATAATAATACTACATTAACATCCGAACAACAAAAACGACCAAAATTATATAAAATAGATAATAGAAATTCGAATCTTCCACAATGGGCAACTTCTGCTCCTACATACCAACAGGCATTACAATGGTTTAAAGATAAATATAACATGAAATTTTATATCAGACCTGATATATGGAATAAATGGAATACTGTATATATTTTAGATTCTATCATAGAATATGAATATGTGGGTGATTATGATACTGAAGAAAAAGCAAATTTAATGTGTTTAAAAAAATTAATAGAAATAGTTAAAAAAATAAAAATATGAAAATTATACAATTAATTGCATTTATTTTATTATCTTTGTACTTTATTTATAAGTTAATAGCTACTATAATTGTATTAATAAAATATAAATTAGAAGATGTGCAAGAAGAAATAAAATCTATTAAAACGATGTCGTTATATAAATGGGGATTGGTAGAACATATATTTTTTTTATTATTAATACAATTAATATATTGGATATAACATATTATGTACGCAGTTGTAAAAATATCTGGTTGTGAGATATCAAGTAGTTGGTATTATCAATATGTAGGTAAAAAAATTAGAGTTCATTGTGATAGTAACGGTAATCCAGTTATATCTTTTTATTATGGATATGGATATTATACAGAATATAACAATAATGGAATAATTAATATAGAAGATACTGAACATTTTAAACGAAAATAATTTATGAAAGAATATATTATAATTGACAAAAATCACCCTAAATGTGGTTATATTTATAAAGGAAAAGCGTTGGATAATCCACCGACAATGACAGATTTATATATTAATGATTATCAATGTATGACAGTTTTTAATTCACAAGTAAAAGTATTAGATTAAAATGGGAAAAGTTATAGCAATATCAAGCCAAAAAGGAGGTGTAGGAAAAACTACAACCGCAATAAATTTAGCAGCTAGTTTAGCTGTTTTAGATAAAAAAGTATTATTAATAGACGCTGATCCACAAGCAAATTCTACATCAGGTATAGGATTTGATGTTAAAGAAATCAAAATAAGTATTTATGATAGTATTATTGAAGATATTAATCCAAAAGAAATTATTTTAAAAACTGAAATTGATGGAATGGATATCATACCTTCAAATATAAGTTTATCTACTGCTAATATAGAATTTCTTGATAAGCCAAATCGGGAAGAAATATTAAAAATATTAATTAATAAAGTTAAAGATAATTATGATTTTATCTTTATTGATTGTTCTCCAAATTTAGATTTGCTTACAATAAATGCACTCACTGCCGCAGATTCAGTTATTATTCCTGTACAATGTGAATTTTTTGCATTAGAAAGTTTAGGTAAATTATTAAATACCATAAAACTTGTACAAAATCGTTTAAATCCAGAACTTGATATTGAGGGATTTTTACTTACAATGTATGAACCACGATTAGATTTATCTAACCAAGTTGCTAATGATGTTCGTAAACACTTTCATGATATGGTTTTCAAAAGTGTTATACAGCGTAATAATAAAATTTGTGAAGCACCTAGTCTTGGAAAACCAGTAATTGTTTCTGATGCAGCATCAAAAGGTGCTGTAAGTTATTTAAACTTGGCAAAAGAAGTTATTAAAAATAATCTATTGGTTTTTTAATATGTTGTAAAATAACATACAGAAATTAAAATTAATAAACGTAATTTCATGAATGATAAATTATATGAATATTTACAAGACGAATGGAAGAATAACAATTTACCTAAATATCAAAAATATTTTGAAGAATGGGTAAGCAATTTGACAGATAATCAAATATGTTACTACAACATTTTATGGTTACGGTAGTTTTATGTTTGCTAACTAAAAATTTTGATATTACTATGAAACTTAAATTGAAACACAAATAAAAAATTAAAATGATAGAAGAAAAGAAAAAAATTTGGGACTATTTTGAAGATTATTCGGAATATCCGAAAGAAATAGCACGCAATCCAATACCTTATGGAACTGTTTGGACTTACGTATCATCAACATTTTTAAATGGATTCATTAATTATGTGAAACCTATCTGTTGTTTTTTACTTGATAGATATACACCAGATAATAAAAATATTGGTGATAGAAATATCAGTTACCAAAACAAAGATGAAAGAGAATGGTTAAAATTTGACGGTACAAAGAAAGAATTAAAAGATAAAATAATATCTGGTGAAATTAAAATGTATCATACTAGTTTAGATTGTTTTGGTGATGATATAGTTATTCTTTCTGAAATAGAAACTGAAAATGACGAAATTGGAAAATATATGTTCTTTTGGTTTGATATGGATTGTTCTGATTGTTCAATTGGTAAATTCGAAACAATAGATACAAAAGAAGAAGTAATTCAATCTGTTATTAATTGGTTAGATGATTGTAGATTAAAAAAACAAAACAAAATAGTTGAAGAACATTCTGATAGTGGAATAATTAATTATACAGAACTACCTATTTCTTTTTTAAGTGGGTTGATTAAATTTTAATTTTTAAACACAAATGCTAAATTGTAACTATAATATAGTGATAGTGTATAACGGTTGAAAATATGATAATAAAAATTAGATAAATCAATTAAAAATAAAATCATGGAATATAAATTAACATATAAATATCAGTTAAATAAAAGAGGTAAAGATAATAAGAGTAGGTCTTATTTAATTTATTTTTTAAACGATATTGAGATTCTTAAACAAAAACTTCCATTTGAAGAAAACTATGATTTAGGTTTTCAACATCACACAAGAATAGATAATGAATATTTATTAAATGGTAAAATATATCAGACAAGAAATAAGTTTGGTGTATCAAGAAATGTGTCATTTCCTGTGTCAAAAAATAAATTAAATAAACTTGAGTTTCCTAATGATTTTAAATTAGAAATATCAAAATAATTTTTTAATTAAATATATTTAGGTTTTATTTTTAATATATACTAAAAAACAATTTAATATAATGAAAGATAAAATACATATACAAAAGTTCAACGAGCATCAAGAAAATATATATATATCTGATGTCATAAGTAGTGAAAAAATTAATACATTAAAAGATTTAGGATGGTCTAATAAGGAAATATACGATTTGGTAAATTTTCTAATGTTAGATGATAGTGAGTTGAAAAATGTAAAATTGACATCATTGAAAGGTGTACCATCTAATATAAAAGGTTCGTTAGAAGATGTAAAACTGACATCATTGAAAGGTGTACCATCTAATATAAAAGGTTCGTTAGAAGATGTAAAACTGACATCATTGAAAGGTTTGCCATCTAATATAAAAGGTTCGTCAGAAGATTTGCCAAATTTAACATCATTAGATGGGGTAGAAAATTTACATAATAGAATAAGATAATTTTTTTATTTTAAATATACACTAAAAATAAAATATGAAGATGATAGATAATAAACACATACAAAAGTTCAATGAACATCACGAAAACTTGAATATATCTGATATTAATGAGAGTAATTCTACAAAAGATAAAGTTGTTGATATGTATATATCAGATTTTGATATGGATGATTATACTGATTATAGATTAGTAGTAAAGACTCAAAGTGGTAAAACATTTTATATAAAAGCAAAATATGATTCACCACTATCTTTCGAAGAAGATTAATTATTATTACTAACGTATTAAAATTTATTGAAAAATGAAAGAATTAGGATGGAATTGTTATTGTTATAATGATGAATGTAACCAAAAAGAATGGGAAAAGCAAGGTAGAACAGGTAAAAGACAATGGACAGTAGTAAGTGATATAATGCTTTCAAAAGAATTAAATCCAAAAGCAAAAGTGCCTAAATGCCCCTACTGTAAAAAGAAAATGACTGTTACCGCAAATAGTGGAACGGATTATTAAAGTTATTAGTTTAAGTACCTATAAACAATTCATATTCATCTTCTCGTCTATTTTCTAAACCAGGAAACTTATCGTTTATTTTTGTTGTTTTTATGGAATCGGCTGCTGCTTCAAAATCACCTTGTTTAATGTATTGAATAAAATTAGTTGTAGCCATTCCATAAACTCCCATATTAAATGTCATAGATACCATAGCATCAAACATACTTTGTGTTAATTCTATCTTAATTCCGGCACTTTTCCAACGAACAAACATTCTTTTAATTCCTTTTTCTGCAATTTCTAAATCCTTTTTAAATAATTTTTCTGCTTGTTCCCTAGTTATTCTATCACCTATTTTATATCTTGATGTTTGAATTGGTTCAGCATGACCATATCCAATTGTAATTCTGTTATCCCCTATATTATAAGCTTTTAATCTTAACTTTTCGTGTTTTTTAATAAGTTTTATTGCTTTTTCTGATGTATGTAAATTTGTCGCATCTACAAATACCTGATTATCAAATATAGATTTACGAGGTTCTGATTCATCTACATTATCTATTTCATTTGTATATAGATTAGTATTAAAAAATTGAACCATATTTTCTTGTGATAAAATTTCTTGTGCAGCTATTTTAGTAGTTAATTCTTGAATTTTTTCATCAGATAATCTATTTGCCCACTTATTTGATTTTAATCCGAAATTTATTAAGAAAACCGCAATTAATAATGTAGCTATATGTTTTTTAAAAGGTTGATTTTTGGCTTTGTTAAATTTATTGATTAAATAGTTTAATACTTTATTTTTATCGGCAACATTTTTTATAGAATTTTTAATTTGATTAAAATCAAATTCTTCATTTAGTATTGCTTCATTCAATAATTGAAAATCATTATATTTAGAAATCATATATAATATATATATTTTTTTCTATATATTAAAATTTAATTATTCTTTTACAAGAAATCCCCTAAATCTTCAGTTTAGGTAGATGAATTGTAATAATAATTATATATAATTATTCTAAAGTTGAAAATAATTTTAGAAAAAAATGAAACTAATTCTAAAATATATAGTATAATAGATATGATTTTGAAAACTTACAAATATAGGATATATCCTAATTCAATTCAAAAAGAATTGATACATCAACATTTTGGTTGTGCAAGATGGATATACAATTATGCGTTGAACAAAAAAAACAAAACATATCAAGAAACTGGTGTAGGATTATCAAGATTTGATATACAAAAAGATTTACCAATTCTTAAAAAACAAGAAGAAACATCTTGGTTAAAAGAAGTAAATAGCCAATCTTTACAATATAGTTTAGAAAATCTTGATAACGCATATACAAAGTTTTTCAAAAAGCAAGGTGGATTTCCAAAGTTCAAATCAAAAAAAGATAATAAACAATCATTTGGAATACCACAAAATACTTATGTGGATTTTGAAAATGAAAAATTAGATATACCGAAGTTCAAATCATCAATTAAAATTAAAATTGATAGAATATTTGAAGGAATAACTAAAAAATCAACAATAACAAGAACATCAACAGGTAAGTATTTCATTTCTATTTTAGTAGAAATACCAAGTGAATTACCAAAAAAGAAACCAATTAGTGAAGATAAAGCAGTTGGAATTGATTTGGGAATTAAAACATTTGCTGTATTATCAAATGGAACTGAAATTGAAAATCCAAAGAATCTTAAAAAGTCATTAAAAAAATTAAAAAGGATTCAAAGGAAAGTTTCAAAAAAAGTAAAAGGATCAAATAATAGAAAAAAATATGTAAAAAAATTATCTATTATTCATGAAAAAGTTTCAAATAAAAGGAATGATTTTTTACATAAAGTATCAAAAGAATTAGTAACCACATATGATACAATATGTTTAGAAACATTAAAACCATCTAATATGATTAAAAACCATAAATTATCACAATCATTATCTGATATATCAATTAGTAATTTCAATTTGTATTTGGATTACAAAAGTGAATGGTATGGTTGTAATATCATTAGAATTGGTCAATTTGAACCTTCTTCTAAAATGTGTTCTTGTTGTGGGTATATTAAATCAAATTTGAAATTATCTGATAGGGAATGGATTTGTCCTAATTGTAATACAAAACACAATAGGGATCAAAATGCAGCAACAAATATTAAAAAGTTTAGTTTTGTAAAAAATAATACTGCTGGAACAGCAGAAATATACGCTTGTGGAGATATGAAACTGGTTACAGGTTCAGCCCAAGAAACAACTAAATCTTTAGTTTAGTTGTAGTTCATTATCTAATAATATTTCATAATATACTAAATGAAATTTTTACATAAATTGTCAAATGAAACAGATTTTTGTGTCATTTTGTCATAAAATATGTAGTGGCATACAAATTGATAAATGTATTAATAAATTAACAATTAAAAAATAAATTTTATAATTATGACACTATTAAGATTAAAAAATTCAGTATTACCAACTATGGATAGCTTCGCAAATGAATTTTTTGGTGGAAATCCATTTAAGTTGTTTGAAAACAATTTCTTTGGTTCAGTATTATCTAATACTAAAGAAAATGAAAAAAACTATGAAATATCATTATCTTTACCAGGTTTTGATAAAAAAGATATTGATATTGAAATTAACGATGACCGAATCACAATTAAAAGTGATGTTGAAAAAACAAATGAACAAAATGATGAAAATTATATCAGAAAAGAATTTTATAAATCATCATTTGAAAAGAGTTTTTATATTCCAGAAAATGTAGATAAAGATAAGATTGATGCCGAAATGAAAAATGGTATATTAATACTTACTTTAAATAAGTATGAAAAAATGGAAGAAAATAAACCAATTAAAAAAATTGATATAAAATAAAATTAAAGGTGATAACTTGAAGTTATCACCTTTAATTTTCATATGTATATTTTAAATTACCAGAATTATAAATTCTATAAATTCCTCTTTCTAACATAATTTCATGTTCTGTTTTATTAGCATCGTATCCTTCTTTAACTAAAATATCTTTTCTAAATCCAAATCTATGATATTTAACTTTATCTATAATATAATTATAATTTGGTTTAGATGTATGTGAATATATAAATCCTAATATTTCATATAATTTACCAGTTGAATAACTCCTATCTGCATATGTTATTATACTATTATATTTATAATTTTTAATAAAATATTTAAACAGTTTACTTGCACCGCCTATAACATTTGTATTTAGCTTATTACAAAACCTTAACATTTCCCAATCATTTTCATTTGATGTTTGACCTAGTGGTTTTCTTATTTTACCAAAAGTCATTAAACTAATTAATTCATTTTTATAAAATAAACCTATTTTAACTTTTGAACCAACAAAACCTTGAATATGATTTTCATTCAGAAATTTTCTAACTAATTTATTATCTGTTATTTCTTTTACTTCAGTTTTTCTTGCATAAATTTTATTTAATGTAATATTTAATTTATTTAATATCATTGATTTAACTATATCTTGTTTATAAATCCAATCATCTTCATAAATATGTATAAGTTGAATTCCATTTTCTTCACATAAATTAGTTTTATTTATATGGTAATCGTTTGATTTATTAATTTCATTATGCCAATATAATCCATTAAATTCGAATGCTAATTTTAAATCAGGTAAATAAATATCTAATTCGTATGGTTTTATAATTTTTTTAATATTTTTTAAAATATTACTGTTATAATTTTCTTCTATAAATTTTAATAAATCTTTTTCCATATACGAAATATTTTTTCCAATAGTTGGATTACATTCTGTACATATTTCACATTTTATCTTATCTCTTAAATAAAATAATTGTTTATCTATAAAAAATACTTTATTACAACTATTATGTTTAATTTTTAATTTTTTATTTTTAATTGATAATAAATGATATTTTTGTTTATTGATATGTTTATTATAATAATTATATGTTTGTTTGTCAAAAAAATATTCTAATAAGCCTAATGATTTTTTATATTTCATATGATGATCATAACCATATTTTTGTAAATTAGTTTTTTTAATTTTATCTTTAATTTTATCTAATTTCATAGGATTATCTACACCATATTTTTCTAAATTAGTTTTATTTTTTTTGTTTATTATATCATTATGTTGATTATAATGATTAATACCATATTTGTTAATACTATACAATTTAACTTTAGTTTTAAATTCATCGGTTTGAAAATAATATTCAGTATCGTATTTTTCTAAATTAGTTTTTTTAACTTTATTTTTAATTTCATTTAACTTCATAGGATTATCTACACCATATTTTTCTAAATTAGTTTTTTTAACTTTATCTTTAATTTCATTTAATTTCATAGGATTATCTACACCATATTTTTCTAAATTAGTTTTTATTGTTATTTTATTTCTATTATTAATTAATTCTTCATCATTCATAGCACATTTAGTAGAACAATATTTAGTATATCCTTGATTAAATCCTTTAAATTTTAATTCTTTTTTTTGACATATTTTACATAAAGGAATATTACTAATATTATTATCAAAATGATAACATAATTGAGTAAAATTATTTATACCCAACTTTAAATTATAAAATAATAATTCAGAATATAAATCAGGTTGATGTTTTTCTATATAAAATTTTCTTCGTTGCTTCTCATTAAATAAATTTAATATCGATTTTTTATTCATAATAGACTTTTATTTTTTTTATTTATATATAAAAAAATATTTAGTCCGCTTTTTTTATAGTTATTCTTTTAGCATCATATATAACATATTAAACTGTCATAATGACATAAAAATTAAAACAAGACAACCCCAAAAATAATGTATATTTTTGGGGTTTTGATATTTAATATATAAATATAAAAATATTAAATATGGAAAAATATAGATATAGAAAATGTGAATTATGTGATAATATGATAGAACTTACCTTAGTAACTAATAAATATAGAAAAAATTATGGTAAAATAGTTAAATCACAAGAAAATAGAAGATTTTGTTCTTTGAAATGTCAAAATAAATGGCAACGCCAAATTAAATGGGAAGATAGAGTAGGTAAAGAAGTAGCAGATAGAATAAGAGAAGAAACAAGTGTTAGAGTAAAAGGAGATAAAAACCCAACAAAAAATGAAAATGTTGCCAAAAAAGTATCAAATAGTTTAAAAAAATATTTAATAGATAATCCTAGATGTGGTGAAAAAAATCCTTTTTATGGAAAAGAACATACAGAAGAATATAAGCAATGGGCAAGAAAATCAAGAGAAAGTAAATGGTCTTATGATATAGATGGATATAATAAATTGTTAGAAAATACACCAAAAGGTGAAAATCATCCTAATTGGAAAGGTGGTATTTCTAATGAACCATATCCTTTTGAATTTAATAAAAATTTAAAAGAAAAAATTAAAAAAAGAGATAATTATAAATGTTGTATATGTAATAAACAAACTCAAAAATTAGCAATACATCATATAGATTATAATAAGACAAATATATTAGAAACAAATTTAATATCCTTATGTTATAATTGTCATAGTATAACTAATTACAATAGACAAGATTGGGAATTAATGTTAAATAATAAAATAAAAAATATGACAGTATGACACATATTTTGAATGGCATACGTTTTGATAATATAAAAACAATTAAAATAAATAAAAAATTAAAAAAATTAAAAATTAAAAATTATGAGAAAAACAATCGGGATTAACATACCAGTCCCCTTTATATGGTAACATATAATGGTTAAAGAGTTTAAACTGCTGGAAACCCCTTAAGATTATATTACTACAACAAAATTGGAAACGATAGTTGTGAAAGTTTGAAAAAATATAATATTGGGCAATCAGCATCCAAGCACCTAAGTTGTTAAAATATGGTGAAGGTTCAGAGACTATAATAACTCCATCCTTATAGGATGATGGTATAGTCCAGACTACAACAAGTAAAATTGGCTTAAGAAATTAAGCGTGGTAAAGTGATTTAGGAACAACAAATTCTTGTGTATCAGTAATTGAAGCAGGACAACCAATAGTAATAGCTAATAGTGAAGGTAAAAGAACGACACCTTCAATTATATCTTTTTTAAAAGATGGTGAAAGAAAAGTTGGAGAACCAGCTAAAAGACAAATGATTACAAATCCAGATACTATTTACAGTATAAAAAGAATAATTGGTAAAAAATATAAAGATGTTAAAAATATTAAATTACCATTTAAAATAGTCGAAGGAAATAATGGATTAGCTGTTGTTCAAATAGGCGATAATAAATATACACCTCAAGAAATATCTGCAATGGTTCTTCAAAAAATGAAGAAAACTGCGGAAGAATATCTAGGTGTAGATGTAACAGATGCCGTTATTACTGTTCCGGCATATTTTAATGATGCTGAAAGAACAGCTACTAAAGAAGCTGGAAAAATAGCAGGACTTAATGTATTAAGAATTATTAATGAACCAACTGCCGCATCTTTAGCTTATGGAGTAGATAAAGATAAATCAGATAAAAAAATCGTTGTGTTCGATCTTGGTGGTGGTACATATGATGTTTCTATATTGGAATTAGGTGATGGTGTATTCGAAGTAAAATCAACTAATGGTGATGTTAATTTAGGTGGTGATAATTTCGATGATTTACTTATCGATTTTTTAGCAGATGATTTTCAAAAAGAATATGGTGTTGATTTAAGAAAAGATAAAATGGCTTATCAAAGATTAAAAGAAGCAGCCGAAAAAGCTAAAGTTGAATTATCATCTTCATCTTCAACAGAAGTAAATTTACCATATATTATTCCAGTTGATGGAATGCCTAAACATTTAGTAAGAACAATAAGTCGATCAGATTTTGAAAAAATATCAGATTCTTTGTTACAACGTTTAAAACAACCTTGTATTAAAGCATTAAAAGATTCTGGTTTTAAAGCATCTGATATTGATGAAATTTTATTAGTTGGTGGTTCTTCAAGAATTCCAGCAGTTCAAGCAATTGTTAAAGAAGTATTTGGTAAAGATCCATCTAAGGCAATTAATCCTGATGAATCAGTTGCTATTGGGGCAGCAATAATGGGAGGAATTTTAAGTGGTGATGTTAATGATGTATTACTTTTAGATGTTACACCATTATCACTATCTATTGAAACTATGGGCGGTGTTTCCACTAAAATAATAGAAGCTAATACAACTATTCCAACAACTAAATCTCAAATTTTTTCTACAGCATCTGATAATCAGCCATCTGTAGAAATTAATATTTTGGTAGGAGAACGACCAATGGCAAGAGATAATAAAAGTTTAGGAAGATTTCATTTAGACGGTATCCCACCAGCATTTCGAGGAACTCCGCAAATAGAAGTATCATTTGATTTGGATGTAAACGGTATATTGAACGTAACAGCGGAAGATAAAGGAACTAATAAAAAACAATCTATTAGAATTGAAGGATCTTCTAATTTATCTGATACAGAAATAGAAACAATGAAGAAAGATGCTGAAAATAATGCCGAAGCTGATAAAAAAGCTAAAGAAGAAGTTGAATTATTAAATAATGCAGATTCTATGATTTTCCAAACTGAAAAACAAATTAAAGAGTTTGGTGATAAAATATCTGATAATGAAAAAACAAAATTACAAGAAAAAGTAGATATCTTAAAAGAATCTCATAAAGCAAAAGATTTAGATAAAATCAAAACCGATATGGAAAGTTTAACTGCTTTGTGGAATGAAGTTTCAACTAAAATGTATCAACAAACTCAAACTGAACAGACATCTGAACCAAAACCAGATAATAGTGCAGAAGATGTAGATTTCGAGGAAATAAAGTAAAACAAAAAAGGGGATTTTAAATCCCCTTTTTTTTATATCATCCTACACGTTTTTTAAATTCCTTTTATTTTTTAATAATTCTTTTTTTCTTTTTCGAGTTTCTGTCATTTTTAATTTAGTTTCTTCACTATGTTTTTTACCATAAAACCCGTTTTTTTCATTAGATAAATATTTTTTTAGGAATATAACTTTCTTTGTTTTTGATTATATAATTAATATCATGATAAACGAAAATAAATTATATAAGAATGCAATTATAAATTCATTCGATATAAAATCTGACTCTATTGAAGTATTAAATAATGCTATTAAAATTGCATTTTCTACACATAATAAAGCAACTTGTTTTATTAAATATAAAAACGAATTAATATTATATTGGGGTAAAAAAGAAAATGCAGAATATTTTCAAAATCCTATAAATGAAAATATTTGTTTTGATTTTGTATATAATTGGTTATGTAGTATAGAACCAAGTGATAGATATATTGACCAAATGGGAGGTGATGAAAATGATTATGGGTTTGGTTTTAAAATAAGATCACCAGAAAACGGAGACCGGGAATTATTTAAAATAATATGTATGAATTTATATTACGGTGAAACTAAAAATATTAAGAAATTTAAATCAATAAATAAATATACTGCTAATAATCATACTGTATTTAGTGTTAAAAATGATATGATAAGAAAGCCTGGACAATTTGATGATCTTTACCCGAAAGTAGAAATTGATGGAGAAATCTATGATGTTAAAAATGTAGAAAGTTTTCATAAAACTATTTGTAAAAAAGGTGATATTATTGGAATTCAAGTGGACTATCCATTAAATAAAAGAATATTATGAAAATGGAACAAAAAAAATACGGTGTTAGAACAGATGGGTTATGGTCATTAAATGATGGTAAATATCTAAGACCTTTAATTATAGAAGGTTTATCGTATGATTGTTGGGAATCAAAAACATATTCACTTACTCATAGTTGTATTTGTAATCCAAGGCGATTTAAAGTAATAAAAAAATATGGTGATGGATATATTTTGATTAAATATGAAGATATTGATTATGGAAAATTAGAAGGAACTATAGCAAGTACTATTCCAACTATAGGGTTTGGATATATAACTACACCTAAACAAACAGAAGAATTATTAAACAATGAAAATCAACGTATAGAACTAAATGAATAATATAATTTTCAATTATTTATATATAGTTTTATGAAAAATTTTAAAGAATTTATAAATGAGAATATATATGATTCACTTCAAGGTAAATCATATGAATATATATTAGATAAATTAAAACATTTAAATGATGAAGAGAAGAAAATAGAAATTATTAAATATAATTTACCATTTGAATTATTACCAAGAGACGAAAATGGCATTTGTCATATTCATGAAGATTTAAATATAGAAGAACAAATAGTAGAAGAACTACCTAATAATTTACACGTTCATGGTTCAGTAAAAGTTAATTTTACAGGAATGAAAAAAATAGGTAAAAATATAACAGTTGATAAAAATTTCTATTGTTGCCGAAATAATATTAGAAACATACCAAAATCTCTTAAAGTAGGTAATGATATTTTTTTATCAGAAAATTTATTAACAGAATTGCCTAAACAATTTACAGTTTATGGTAATTTAGATGTTTCAGAAAATTATATCAAAGAAGTACCTGACGATTTGATTGTACATGGTTGGTTTGCTTGTTTTAATCAACAATACGAAGAATTTGTAAAAATACCAGAAAGTGTCATTATATTAAAAAAGATATATCAAGATAGTAATGAATTTTATAAAGATGATATAAACGGTAAACTTTAACAATTTTTTAAAAATAAAAATTAATATATAAAAATAAAAATTAATATATAATAATAAAAATAAATATATTCAAAATGTTTAAAAATTTAGCAACATATAAAATATTCGAAAATAAGCAGAAAGCTTTAACAGTATTAAGAAAACATCATATTAAAGAAAATGATGAAAGATTCTTAAAATTAAAGGAATTATTTAAAAATAATCCCGGATATTTAGGAAAATTTACCGAATGGTATTTTGAAGAAAGAATTGATATTAGTCGTTTAGAAGAATTATTAAAATTATTAGATGAAATTAAAATAGATAAACCAGTAGATACTTTTAAAAAGTTTGAAGATTTATTTGATTATATACAAGATTTTGAAATTAATACAAAGATTAATCAAGTATTAAAAGCATTACCATCAAGAACAAGAGAATTAGCTAATGATGAATTAAAATCATTAATTAAATTAAATAGCCAATGGTCTAAAAATATTATAGATTTCTATTCTAAAAAAGGTGGTAAATATAAAAATGTACATGACTTAATTAATGATACTAAATCACTAATCACTAATTTATCTGGTAATTATAATTTAGAAACAATGTTAAAAAAAATAGATAGTTTTGTAGAAAACGGTGATATAGAAATTAAAATATCTACACCAGAATTATTAGTATTACAAGTAAATAATTATAAAGCATCTTGTGCAATTGGATCAAAACATTGGTGTATTAGTACATCTGAAAGTATGTGGAATAGTTATGTTAATCCATTTACTAATCAGTATTTTATATATGATTTTACAAAATCTATATCTGATAAAAGACATTTAATTGGTGTTACTGTATCTCCGAAAGGTAAATTTACATCAGCTCACTGGTCAGATGATTCAAGTATCAGTGATATGACATATTTTGATAGTCTATAATTGGTATGGTTTTTGTTTTATTATAATAAAAATTAAAAATTATGGAACAGAAAAAATCAGATAAAGTAAATTTAGAAAACCAAAGAAGTATTTTTTTACAAATAGGTTTTGTAATTGCATTAGTATTAATGTTAATTGCTTTTGAATGGAATAGTACTAAAACTATACATGATTTAGGTGAATTACCTATAACTATAATTGACGAAGAAATAATTCCTATTACAAGAACTGAAAAGATAAAACCCCCTATACCAAAAGTTATAGAAGTTATAAATATAGTTGCAGATAATATAGAAATAAAAGAAGAATTGGAAATAGAAAATACAGAATCAAATGAAGATATAGAAATTAATATACCTGAATTAGATGATGAAGAAGAAATATCAGATGTTCCGTTTATTATTGTGGAAGAAATGCCAATATTTACACAAGGTAATGTTCATACATATATAACAAAAAATATTAAATATCCGGAAATATGTAAAGAAAATAATATACAAGGTAAAGTATATGTTCAATTTGTTGTAAATGAAAAAGGTAAAGTATCTAATGTTAAAATATTAAAAGGTGTAGATCCAAATTTAGATAAAGAAGCATTAAGAGTTATCAATAATTTACCAGACTATATTCCAGGAAAACAAAGAGGAAAGTGTGTTAAAGTATCTTATGTTGTATATGTAAATTTTATATTAAGTTATTAAATATTTTTATAAATCTGTTTAAAATTTTTTGACTAACAAAGCATATTTAGTGTAGTTGATAGTTCATGATTTAGGTTAAAATCTACCTTCTTTAATTTGATTTTTTAATACTTTCATAATAAAATTAACTGTAAAATAATCCAAATCATCATATTTATATTTAATTTTATTATCTATTTGATTAATATAACCATAACATACTATTCCATTATATCCTATTTCTGCTAATAAAAGTGCATCATAATTATTATCCCACCAAATGAATCTATCTAAAATATATGTACTTTTAAAGTTATTAAATGATCCGCGTTGTTTTATTATTTCACGAATTTTTTGTATAGTTTGTAATCTTTGAGTTTTTGCTCTTTTTGGTAAAAATTTATCTGATAATTTAAATCTTTCTATTGTATCTATTCTTTTTTTATATGTTAATTTATCTAATTCTTTTTCTATTTCTTCATCTGATGGCATAAATCTAATAGGTAGATTGTTTCCTTTTACAAAAAATAATATATCAAATAATTTAAATTTGCTTAAAATTTTTTTAATATTTTCATCTGAAGGTAAAAATTTTTGATTTATATTATATCTACTGATAGTAGATATTTTATCTAAATCAGATAATCCTTCTAACCCTTTTTTTACATCTTCATCGGACTTGCCTTTAAGTAAATCTTTTACTGACTCATTATATTGTTTATATGTTTTTATCATAATATAAGTTCTCCTTTTACACCTTTTGGTTTTTTAATATTTTTTGGTAACGGATTATCTCTACAATATAAATCACCTTTAACAACTAAATTTTCGGGTAAACTTTTTAATTCATTATAACTACAATCTAAATTACCTTTAACAACTAAGTTTTCTGGTAAACTAGTTAATTGATTATGATAACAATATAAATCACCATTTACAACTAAATTATCAGGTAAACTAGTTAATTGGTTCTGTTCACAATCTAAATGACCATAAAAAGTACAAATACCTTCACTATTTCTAGGTAGTAAATCATAATCTAATTGATATTTAATTATTTGTATAATCTTATCTGAATCAGATAAACCTTCTAATGCTTTAATCATTTCATCATCAGATTTTGGTTGAAGTAGATCTCTTACTGATTCATTAACTGACTTATTTCTATATTTAGAAATTAAATTATATATTTCATCATATTTTTCACTATTTATAATATGTACTTTAAATGGATTAGCATTATTATTTAGTAATATTTTAACTATATCTACATATCCCTTTTCACTCGCTATCTTAATTGGTTTAGATTCTTCGGTGTCAATGGAAGCACCTAATTCTATAGATTTTTTTACACCATAAATATAATTATTTTGAATAGAAGTAATCAACATTTCATTTGGTGATAATCTATTTAATAATCTAATAATTTCTTCATCAGATTTACCAATCAGTAAATCTTTTACACTTTCATTAAATTGTTTAAATGTTTTCATATCTATTATATATTAAATTAAACTTTACAAATTTAAAACTATATAAATATGACAATGTTGCCGATTTAATTATTAGGCATTATAATTGATATGTTAAGGAAACATATAACTAAAAAAATAATTATAAAATTATGGAAAATTTAACAACAGAAACATTTAAAACAAAAGTATTCGATTATGAAAAAAATAAAGATTGGAAATTTGAAGGTGATAAACCTACTTTAATTGACTGGTATGCAGACTGGTGTATGCCCTGTAAATCTATTGCGCCTATTCTTGATGAATTAAGTAAAGAATATGATGGAAAAATAGATATATACAAAATTAATACTGAAGAAGAACACGAATTAGCATCAGCATTTGGTATTCAAAGTATTCCATCACTGTTATTTATACCTATGAACGAACAACCTCAAATGTCACATGGTGGTATGCCAAAAGAAAGTTTTAAAAAAGCGTTTAAAGATATTTTAAAAGTAGAATAATTACTTATCAAAGAGTATAATTTATATTATACGTCAAAGAAAATCGATAAATCTTTAGTTTAATAGATGAATTTGACGATTTATATAAAAAAGATAAAAATTAAATAATTGTTCCACGTGGAACACAAAAAAAGGGATATAAATTATATATCCCTTTTTTTCTTTTATAATGATTTTTTGTGTTCGATTGCTTGAACTCTCATATCTTTCGATATTTTGATTATATCTTGTAATCCTTTTCTAAGACGAGTAGCGGCAGCTTTAACTCCTTTATCATAAAACTTATCATAATCTTTTCTAACTTCTTCGACTAATTCAATAAGTTGATCTAATGTTATACGTTCTTCCATAATTTCTAATTTATTATTTTTTTTGTTTTATTTTATATATTAAATAATTGAAGCCTGTTTTGATAAAAATCGTCCATTAAATTAAATATTTAATGGTTTTCTTTAACTATTGATTATCTTAAAAATATATGAATTGCTTTACAATATTTTTATTTATAAATGTTTTTAATAGTAAATATATTTCTTTTAAATCAAATATATTTAAATTTTCATAAGGTATAGTTTCATAACTATCTATATTATCATCTATATTATCATCATCCATATCTTCTTCATCTATAACTGATGTAGATATATTATTATAACATATACGATTAATATAATGCATATCATATTTATACGATAAACGATAAGAATAAATATTTTTAATATTTAAATCATCAATATTAAAATAAAAATTATCAATATTTGGTGGTTTATAATAATCTTCAGATTGTCCAATATTATATTTTATTTGATTATCATATAGTTTTTTAAAAAATTTTTTAATATTTTTAATATACCTTTTTTTATATAATTCATAATTTTTAGGTAAGAATTTTTCAGATAATTCATATTTAAATATTAATTGTACTTTTTCAATATCTGTTTTATCTAAATTATCCAAATAGTTTTTAACTTCTTCATCTGATGGCATATATTTATCATCCAAATTATATGATTTAACTTTTTCAACTTTTTCTAATATATCTAATTCTTTTAATGCTTTTTCTATTTCTTCATCTGATTTACCCTTCAACAAATTTTTAACATTTTCGTTTATTTCTTTTTGATCTTCTTTTGTTTGTCCTTGTTGATTAAAATTATAAAATACATTAGTTAATATGTCATCAATTTTTTTTAAAATAAAAAGATTCAAATCTTCATAATATAACTTATATGATTTAGATTCATCAATATCATATAAAATTAAATCAACACCTACTTGTTCAGGATATAATACATAAATAATATGTTCAGTTATTCCTTCTTCATCACCTTCTTCATTATTCCTTAAAAATAATTCATCTTGTTTTAAATCAGAATGTAAATAAAATTTATTTTCATTATTTATATTCTTATTTATTAATAATTTACGTAATTTATCATAATATTTTTTAATATTTAAAATTGTTTTGTTTTTTACATCAATATATTCTTGTGGAAAAAAATTTTCGGGTAATTTATATTTTATTACAAGATGTGCTAATTTTAAAGTTTTTAATGATACATCTAATAAAATTTTATCATCAATATAAATAACATTTTTCAAATTAACATTTCTCCAATTATCTTCTAATGCTTTTTGAATTTCTTTATCTGATGGCATATATTTATCATTTAAATTATATGATTTAACTTTTTTAACTTTTTCTAATATATTTAATTCTTTTAATGTTTTTTCTATTTCTTCATCTGATTTACCCTTCAGTAAATCTTTTACAGATTCATATATAATTTTTGTAGCCCAACTTGTTTTAAGTAAATCTTTTATAAATGATATAATTATATCAAAATTTGGTAATAAATCATTATCATCATCTAAACTATTTAATCTAGCATCTAAAACACTAATTAAATCTTCTACTTTATCTTTATCATCTAAAATATTTTTATATTGTTTAATGCTTGAAAAAACATTATATCCATTATAAAAATAATTATATATATCATCATATAAATATGATTTTATCGGATAATTATTAATAAATTCTACAAAAAATTCTACTTCTTGTGGATATACTTCAGTATATTTTTTTATAACATAAAATATATCATTACTAATATCAATTTTGCTAATAGTTTTTAATATATCATCTTTTGATTTTCCTTTTAGTATATTAGTAATTCCCTCATTTATAGGTTTTTTTATATATCGTAAAGCTGATGTTATATTATCTATTATATCAGTACTTAATACTTCATATGGTATTATATAAGAATCTTTTTTAATCATATTTTTATTATATAGTAAAACACGAACACCTTCTATATGTAAAGAAGTAATAAGTTTTGTATTATTATTTTCATCTTTACCGATCCAAATATATTCTGAGTGTGGTAAAACAATATAACCTTTTTCTAAATAATATTTTTTTATATAAATTTTAATATTTTTAATAATTTCATCTTTAGATTTAGGCTTAAGATAATCTATAATATTTTCATTATATTGTTTAAAAGTTTTTATCATATTTAATTATTGTTTTAACATATGTATATATTAAATTTAGAAACTATTTATAAAGATTCCCTTTTACACCTTTTGGTTTTTTAATACCTTCTGGTAATTGATTATTATAACCACAATATAAATCACCTTTAACAATTAAATTATCTGGTAATTTTTTTAATTGATTATGTCTACAATTTAAAAAACCATTAACAATTAAATTATCAGGCAAACTAGTTAATAGATTATCATAACAATATAAATGACCATTAACAGTTAAATTGTCAGGCAAACTAGTTAATTTATTAAAACTACAATCTAAATGACCATAATAAGTACAAATACCTTCGCTATTTCTAGGTAATAAAGAATAATCTAATTGATACTTAATAATTGTTTCTATTTTTTTATTATTAGGTAAATTATCTAATCCTTTTTTTACATCTTCATCAGATTTACCAATCAGTAAATCTTTTACACTTTCATTATATTGTTTAAAAGTTTTTATCATATTTAGTTCTTGTTTTAACATATGTATATATTAAATTCAAAAATTAATTATAAAAGTATCCTGTTACACCTTTTGGTTTTTTAATATCTTCTAGTAAAGGATTATTTCTACAATCTAAATAACCATCAACAACTAAATTTTCAGGCAAACTAGTTAATTGATTATTTCTACAATTTAAATAACCATCAACAACTAAATTTTCAGGCAAACTAGTTAACTTATTATATCTACAATCTAAATCACCATTAACAGTTAAATTTTTTGGTAAAATAGTTAATTCATTAAAACTACAATTTAAATAACCATTAACAACTAAATTATCAGGTAAACTAGTTAATCTTTTATTATTACAAAATAAATCACCATCAACAACTAAATTTTCTGGTAATAAATCATAATCTAATTGATTTATAATTATTTGTTTTATCTTATCTGAATCAGATAAACCTTCTAATGCTTTAATTATTTCATCATTAGATTTCGGTTGAAGTAAATCTTTTATTGACTCGTTATATTGTTTAAATGTTTTCATATTACATATATATAAAAAAGTCTATTGAAAATTATTCAATAGACCTTAAAAATAATTATTAAAATCAAATTAATCACATTTACTCCAACCACATTCGCAGCTAACACACCCTTCCTTAAACATCAATTCTGTATTTCCACATTGAGGACATTTAGAACCATGAACAGAAGTTCCATCTTTAATGTATTTTTTTAACATTCTCTTAATACCAGCTTTCCATGAAGTTATATCATTTGAATTTTCTCCAAAATCTAATTTGTCAATAATTCTCATAACATTAGGTAAAGGCATACCGTGTCTTAAAATTCCACTTATCATACGACCAACATTCCAATATTCACGATTAAATGCTCTAGATAATCCATTAAATGTTTGAGTATAACCATCTTTATCAATATATTTAAAATCATATCTAGAATTTATTTCACCTTCTTCTTTTTTTATTTTAACTATTTCACCATAATCTACATAATTAGGTATATTAACAGCTTCTAATAATCCACTGAAAACTTCATAAGGTTTATTTTCTAAAAGACCTAAAAAACCAATCCATTTTTCACCTTTATTATTAAATCTTATAACTTCACATTTAAGATTTTTAGGTCTACGTGGTGCATTAATTTCTCTAAAAATATTAACTTTTTGTTCAGGTTTATTAGTTTCTAAAACACCATCTCTAGAACCATCACGATATACTGTAATACCTTTACATCCATATTCCCAACCAGTTTGATATACTTTTGATACTATATCTTCAGTAACATCATTTGGTAAATTAACTGTTACAGATATTGAATGATCAACCCATTTTTGAATAGCACCTTGCATTTTAACTTTTTCGACCCAATCAACGTCATTAGATGTAGCTTTATAGTAAGGTGATTTTTTAATTATTACATCTAATTCTTCAGATGTTAATTTTTCTAATTTAGTTGAATCATAACCATTAATATCAGCCCAAATTTTAAATTTAGGATGAAATACATTATATCTTTCCCAAGCTATTCCTTCACTATCAGTATAATCAATACTTGCATTTTTATCATTAGGATTAATTTTTCTTTTTCTTTTATAAGAAACTAAATATACTGGTTCAATACCAGAAGTAGTTTGTGTCATTATGGATACAGAACCTGTAGGAGCAATAGTTAATAATGCTATATTTCTTCTACCTTTTATTTTATAACGATGTAAAAAATCTTCATCTAATTCACCCATAATTCTTTGAATAAATGGATTATTATATTCTTTTTCAAAATCCCATACTAAAAAAGCACCTCTTTCTTCTGCCATAATAATAGTAGATTTATAGGCCTCTATTGTTAATGTTTTATGAATTTTTTCTGCAAATTCAGTTGCTTCAGGTGTTCCATAAATAATACCAAGTGCAGCTAACATATCGCCCTCAGAAGTAATACCTAATCCAGTTCGTCTACCTTGAATAGCTTTTTCTTTAATTTTTATCCATAGATTTCTTTCAACAATTTTCATTTCTTCAGGTTCAGGATCTGCATCAATTTTTTTCAAAATTTCATCAATTTTTTCAATTTCTAAATCAACAATATCATCCATAAATCTTTGTGCATATTGAGTATGTTCTTTAAATAATTTAAAATTAAATTTAGCATCTTTTGTAAAAGGATTATCAACATATGAATATAAATTTATAGCTAATAGTCGGCAAGAATCATATGGATTTAACGGAATCTCTCCGCAATTTTCTTGTAACACACTGATTGTCTTCGACTTACCTGATTTTGTTTTTTCTTCAAATCCACCAGCATAAAATTTATGTGTATCATCAACAGTCCCGTTATAAACATCTTCAAAACCATCTAATTCAATAGATATTACTTTATGGTTATAAAAATCAGAAGATTCTTTTATTTTTTTAAATGAATTAAACCCATATTTTGTTTTTAGTCTAAAAGGAACATTATTATTTTTACATTCATTTTCCCATTCTTTTAATAAAGGTGTTCTACCTAATTCGAATTTTAAATCAGAATAAATTTTTAATTGTGTTTCTTTAGTTATTTCTCCTTTTTTATTATAAGTATTATTTAATGAATTTGATCTTTTAATATCTATTTCTTTATTGTTATTAATATATTTTAATGCACATTTATGTGAACAAAATGATATTTCTCTTTTTTGGTAATCTACCCAAAATGATTCTTCACAATTTTCACATATTTTTTCAACAATAACCATATTATCTTTGATTTCAGCATTATAACCATTATCTAAAGCATTATTATAAGATTTAACTAATCTAGGATCATCATGTATAAATTTAATATCAAGTTCACTAGCAACTAATTTAGATAATGATATAATTGTATCAAATAACCTAAATGAACTAAAATATTGTGGTAAATTATTTTCTTTTGCATAATCAATCCAATCTTTTTTACTAAATCTTCTATTTAATTTTTTTGTTAGTAAAATTGCATGGTTTTTAATATCATTATTTGATAATCCACTGAAATTAGGATTTGTTTCGCCAGGATGTGATGCAAAATTAAATTTCCAATCATCAGTCATTTTATGATATGGGTTTTTATCACTTAACATATCTTTAATATGTAACGTATCATGTTCTTTTTTAGTCATCACTTCTAAATTATTTGGGTTATTATTTTTACCAATATAATCTATATGATGAACAACTTCATTTTCAAATAATTTACGACCAATATTATATTCAGCTATATGATGATGTTCCTTATAGCCTTTACCATTAGATGATAGTGAATAATAAGAATTTGAATTATTTTTAGCAAAATAATTAACTTTATTTAATATTTGTAAACTATCACCATATTTTAAATCTTTTGCTTCTTTATCAATACCACTTTTAAGTATAAATTTATGATTATCTGTTACTCTTATTGTATGACCACCTTCTATTGTAATTTTATAAATTTGTTTATTATATCCAGTTATTCGTGGATTTCTCATAGTTTTAATAACAAGATTGCCATTATCATCTGATGAATATACTGGAATATCTTTATTTTCTTCTGCTAATTGTTTTATTGATACATAATTTCGACCATCAGCAACTGCAATTAATGTATCTCCTACAATGCACGGATTTGTGCTAACTGTCTTAAAACCAAACTCTTTATAACAATCTGGTATTGCTTCTCTTTCAATAGTGTCCCAAAACATTAAACCAGGTTCAGCAGATTTCCAAGCATTATGAATAATTTTTTCCCATAAATCTTTAGCTTTGATTTTTTTAACTTGAACTTTTTCAAAAGTATCATTTACAATATTATGAAAACTATGTTCCTCTATAACTCCATATTTAAGATTAGATCTATCAGTATAAGATGATATGTCATAATTAATAGGAAAAGTTTGATAATAATCTGAATCTGATTTTACAGCTTTCATAAATTCATCAGTTAATTTAACAGATACATTAGCACCTGTTACTTTACCAGCTACTAATTTAGCATCTATAAAATCTTCTGCATCAGGATGATTAATACTACAATTAGATGTATAAAAATTATTAGCTAGAATTCTATGTGTATTTTGAACTGTAAAATCATATACATTACCCTTACCTTTTTTATTAATTTTTAGTATTTTACTATATGTTTTTTTCATATTATTTTTTAATTATTATTTTTTAATTTTATATTAAAATTATTAGTTAAAGTTTGTATAACACTTATAAAATTATTATAAATATCATACTCCCAAAATTCAATAAAACTATATTTAGATTTGTTTATTAATTCTTTTTTAATAATATCATCTTTTATTTTCATTTTTTGTGTTTCGTATAATTTTTTCTTTGTATCATCATCATCATTAACATCCCAAAAATTAGGATTTGCGTGCCAATAATCTCCTTGTAATTCTATTATTAAATTATAATCTTTTAAAAAGAAATCAAATTGTCTTTTTTTATAGATGAATGAATAAATATATTTTATATTATTATGAATTAAAAATTGTTCAAATACTTTTTCTTGTTTAGTTTTTTTAATTCTTCCTTCTTTCATTTGTTTTATAGTAGCATTTCTGATTTTTTCTATTGTTTCTTTAGAATATATTCCAATTTTTCCCTTATTCCAAGCTGTATATTTTCTATTTAATTTTTTATCATTATCTAATCTTTTATTACTTCTTTTAAAATAAATATCTTGTACATTTTCCTTTTTAGTCCAATGTGTTTTTTTAATGTTATTATTTATATTATTTCTATGAGTTTGTAAACAATTGTCATTACCACAAGTTGAATATATAATATCTTTATAAAAAATTATTTTATCACATATAATACATTTAGTTTTTTTATATTTTTTCAAAATGTTATGGTTATTACATTTTGAACAAAATTTATAAGTAAAAAAAGTATTTCTTTCAAATCTATTATTGTCAATTATATTATTACAATTTAAACATTTATTATTTTCTATTGAAACATTTAATAAATCAATTAAACTATAATTTATAGAATTTAAATAACAACTTAAATTTGACGTATTTTTTTTACATTTAAACGTTTTTTCATTTATTGTAAAAGTATCTTGATTTATTTTATATAAAACTATTTTTTCATTTTCTTTAATTTTCAATAATTTAATTTTCATTTTTAGAGTGTTTTATTGTTATATATAAATATAAAACACTCTGTTTTTTCTTAATCTAAATAAAAAATCAATTCTTCATTTATTACATCTACATCAATTATGGCTTTTAAATATTCTTCACCTGTAATTATATTTCTTACCATAAATTTATGATCTGGTGTAACTTTAATTTTTTTACCATTTTCTGTTTCAATTTCATAAATATCTCTATTTTTAAATTCTTGTATATCTGTGATGTTTTCAAATCCATTGTGTGTCCAAGCTTTAATTGTTTCACCATTTTTAATTTTTTGGATAACATTGATAATTTGATCCCAACCATAATCTACCAATACATAAGTATCTGGCGCAAAACAACTTAACATTAAGGCACCTCTTCTTCCATCTTGTGCTACTTCTTTAGTAGAATTAGAAAATCTTTCCATAAATGGAACTACACCAGTAGATGTTAAAGCACTGTTTTTAACAGGACTTCCTTTTGGTCTTATATGTGATAAATCATGACCTACACCACCTCTACGTTTCATTAATTGAACTTGTTGTTGATCTGTCATAGTAATACCTCCATAACTATCAGATGTATTACCAATCACAAAACAATTAGATAAAGATACAGTTTGTAAATTATTACCAATGCCTGACATTGGTCCACCTTGTGGTACAATATATTTAAAATCTTTAATAAGATTAAAGATTTTTTCTTCTGATAAAGGATTAGGATATTTTTCTTCTATTCTATTAAGTTCTTTAGCTAATCTTTTATGCATATCAATTGGTGTTAATTCATATATATTACCAATTGAATCTTTTAATGCATATTTATTAATCCATACATCTTTTGCTAATGAATCATCATTAAAATATTTAAGAGCTTCTATTTCTACCTCTTTTCTATTGTATTTATTCATGTTATAATTTTAATTTTTTTATAAAAAATTTATTCCATCTAAATTTTTTAAGTATCCTTTTTGTAATAATTCTTTAATTATTATTGTAGCTGGTTTTTTATCTAATAATTTAAACATATTAAAAATGTTATCTGTAAAATAATAGGATAATTCTACAAATATTTCAGATCTTGTATATCTGAAACCTAATTCTTTTAATAATAAACTATAATATTCATTAAAAGTTTCTTTATTAGGTTTTCTTCTATTTTGTTTGAAATCTAAATCTGTTTTTGTTTTTAATATATCATAAACATCTTTAGTTAAATTATTTTGATTTAAATGATCATCAGCATCATCATAATCATTAAGAAAATTAACTATATCTCCATATTCATTGGAAGTATCTTGATATGTATTATTAATATCTGAATTTTCATCTTTTTTATCTAATTTTCCTTTAAATATAGTATCTCTTTGTAATCGATGTTTACCTTCTTGTTTATGTTTATTAGTATTAAATCTGTACATTAAGTCAAATTTATCACTATCACCATCACCTATATCTTCAACATCATCTGAATTTATAAAATCTTCTTCTAATTCTATAATATCATCATCTAAATCTATAATAATATCAATATTATCATCATCATCTTCAATATCATCATTATCATTAATAATATTTTTTATTAAATCTTTTTCATCTTCTTCATCATCAAAATTTATGTAATTATCATCTTTTGGTTTTGACATATTTATAATTATTATTTTGTACCGACTAAAATATCGTTTTCCATAGTTAAATATTTAGTATTAAAATCAAATTTTATTTGTTCTTCATGATGTTCACCATCTCTTAGTTTTAAAATTTTTAATCTATAAATATTTTCTTTTTTCATTTGTGGATTTCTAATAATAGCCCACACACTATCAGCAGCTTCCGCGATTGCTTTACTTTCTGGTATATCATCAAGATTTATATCATTTGCTCCCCATACGGATTTATCTGTTTGTGTTGCTGTAATCATACAAATATCATATTTATCACCTAATCTTCTTATACCTTCTGCTAAATGTTTTCCTTTAAGATATAACATCGTATCTAGATTAAATCCCTTTTCAATAGACATAATATTTATATAATCTATAATCATAACATCTATTTTAAGTTTTTTACTTTGCTCGAACTTTTTAATATAATTTTCTAAATCAGTAACTGAACAATCACTAGTAGGATATTTTTTAACAAATATTTTACCTGTTTTTCCAGTATCAAATAATTTATTACCAGTTGACATAGATTTTAATTCATTAATTTTATTTTTAATAAATGTAGAATCTTTGCTTAAATCATCATATTGTGTAGAATCAATTTTTAATCTCATTGATCCCATTCTTTTCATTACTTTATAAGAAGCCATTTCTAATGTTACGAATACAACATTATAACCTTCATCTGCAATATGGTGAGCTATATTTTGTAACCACATTGAATTATGTGATAATATATCATTAGTATAATATCTATGATTTTTATCATTTAATGATAAATCATACATATTAGATTTTTTATCTGATTTATAAACAGATATTACTTCTTCTGTACCAAATTTGGTAATAATTTCATCACCAATTTTTAAATCTTTAACATATACCTCACTATAATCAAATTTAAATACTATATGTTTATCTGCGCTTATTAATTCAGTATTTTTTGTTTTTAATATCCATTCATCATATTCTATAGTCATACCTATTTCATTTATATCTGACCATCCATTATCTGTTTCTACTTCCCAATCATCAACTTTAAATGTTTCTATAAATTTTTTATATGTATCTTCATTTATCATTTATTTTTTAATCATTTTTTAAGAAATTTATACATTGTTGTATTACTTTTTCTTTATTTTGTTTATATTCATTTTCCCAAATTATCAAAACTTCATAACCTTCGTTTTTTGCTTTATATATTTTAATTTTATCATAATTCCAAATTTCATATGCATACATTTGTTTTCTTAAGTTTAAAAAATCGGATTTATATATTTTTGGATTACAATGCCAGTAATCACCATTAAATTCTATGATTTTATTTTTATAAACAAAATCATAACTATTAAAACTTTTTTCTTTTTTATCATAAATAAAAAATTGTTTATTCATATATGAATAATGATTGTTTTCATTTATATATGGTAATGATAATAATAAATTATTAATTAAATCCTTTTCTACATTTGAAAAATCTTTTTTATAATTTCCGTTTTCTATAAGACTTTTTTTCATAGATTTTTTCCAATTTATTTGTCTGTTGTTCCATTTTTTCAGTCCATTTATTTCTCCATATTTTTCAATACATTTTTCTAATGTAAATGTACTTTGTCTTTCTTTTCTTTTTTCTATAGATTCATTTTCATTATACCCTTTATCGATCCAGTATTTCAATTGAGTGGTGTTTACATTGTCGTATAATTCAGGATGTTTTTTTCTTTTTTCCCAAGTTTTTTCATGAATCATATCCATAATATCTTTTGATTTATTTATGGCATCTTTTTCGTTAAATCCTCTTTTAATCCAGTATTCTTTTGTTTGGTGTGATTTTTCTTTATAAAAATTTGAATTTTTTTCTAATTCCTTATTCAAAGATTCTTTTATTTTAATTCCTCTATTTTTTGATCTTTTATTCATCAATTTTACAGCATCATCTTTTGATAAATTATATTTATACATTAAAAATTCATATGTTCCTGTTGCTCTTGTTTTGCCTAAACATTTTTCAGATTTACATATTCTATGATAACCTTTACTAAATCCAAAAAATATAGCATTATCATTACAAAAATAACATTCACCTTCATTTTCTTTTTTAATATATTTATCATAATATTCTTTAAGGTGAATATCATCATAATTATGTTTCTTTTTTAAATGAATAGATAACCCTTTTAAACCATTACAATTTTTATTACATATTTTACAGTTCATAATCTTTTTATTTTTATATATAAAAACAGGCGAAACCAATTTAGGATTTACTATGTTTTATTAAATGAAACAAATCACCTATTTTAATTTTTTGTGTTTTGTTGGATATCTTATTTTTTATAACTATCTGTGTATCAAAGGATTGGCATTTTCCGACATTAGTTTCTCCCATAATAACATTAAATGTAGCTCTATCCCAACCACCATTTAATATTTTATCAATATTAGACCATCCAGATGACATTTTTCTTAATGATATAGATTGTTTATGACTTTCAGGATTATCAAAATCATCGCCTAAATCTTCATCGTCATTAGATATAGAATCAATTTCAGAAAATGTATTTTTTAATCTACTTACTATATCCATTACATTATCATAATCTATTTCTTCCATTCCTTTTATAATATCAATGGATTCATAAATTTTTTGACGAGTATATTTAGAAGATTTCCAAGCTTTAAATTTTTTAGTTAGCCATTCATCAGATATATCTTGTGTTGATTCTTTAAAAAGAATTTTAAATGATTCTTTTGTTATTATTTTTTTAGTATCATTTAATTGTATCATAGCCCAAATTTGTTTTGGACTAGGTACTATTTTTTCTATAGATTCAATATAAGTATTTCTAATAATATCATATATAAATCGTATTTGATCATTTTCAAAAAAGTTAGAATCTACTTTATAAAATTGACTAGGTTCTTCTAAAATTTTAGCAAAAAATAATTTTTCTAAGTTTGTATTTACAATTTCACTCATATTTTACTTTTATAATTTTTTAAAACAAATCATCATTATCAATATCATCGAAATCAGGATCAATATTAATATTATCATCAACATTATCTATATCATTTATATAACTTTGTTCTTCTTCGAATGAAGAATAATCAAAATATTTATAGATAATTGGATCTAATGCTTCTAGTACTTCTTGTGTAAAAACTTTATTATTATATAATTGTTTTTCAAAAAGTGTTTTATCAAGATGCTTAACGTACCATTTTTTTCCACTTGATTCAATTCCAATTTCACCGTTTTCCTTTATAACTTTTTTACCAATTGCTATACCAACTTTATCAAAATTTTCGATAGTACAGAAATATTCTAATCCTTTATATCTATTAGTGCCATAAGTATGATCAATTTCAAATTTAATTTTTTTAGGTTTTGCCATTCTATTTTTCTTAGCTTGAGCTGTAATTATTGAACCAGTTGAATTTAAATCCATATCATCTTCACGACCTGTTTTTAATTTAGCGGTACTTAAAAATATAATAGTTGATGCTGAATATTCAACACCTTTACCACCACTCATAATTTTAGTAGGGAAAAAAGAATTAGTATCTTCATATACGTGATTAGAAGCAATCAAAGGAATTCCTAAATATCCCATATCAGAATTAATAATTCTAAAAAATTGTTTAATGGATTTAGCTCTAGTCATATCAACTTTATTTTTACCTTCTAGTGCATCTTGTTTTTCTTTTTCAGATGCTAATTGACCAATACTATCTAATAGTATCATAATTTTAGGTACTTCAATACCATTAACTTTTTGAGTTTTTAATTCATCTAAAAATTTAGTTAAAAAGATTTTTAAATCTTCTACTTTGTTAGATGTTATTAATTTAAGACTTTCTTTATCAGTTTTAATTCCAAAATCAGATAATGTATTTTTATTTATTGAATGTTCTGTATCAATAAATATAATATAATATCCAGATTTTTGTGCATTTCTGGCAATATTATACATAATATAAGATTTACCAGTATTTGGATCACCTGCGAAAATAGTAATTCTATCATCTGCTACTCCACCAAAAATACTTTTAGAAAGTAATGCATTAAGTATATAAACACTAGTATCAATAGTCCCATTATGTTCTTCATTTTCAATCATGATTTTAGATTCTTCTCCTAAGTTATCAATAAGGCTTGATAGTTGAGATATTGAATATGATGATGTTGATTTCTTTTTTGCCATTCATATTTAATTTGTTTTTATAAAAAATAATTAAATTTTTCAATTATTAATTTTATGCTAAATTTTTAAATAAGTTTAAAAATTATAAAAAATTAATCATCATCAAACTAAATAATAATCTACTATTATATGGAATGAAATATTAAAAATCAAAGATTTATATTTTTTTTACAATACGACTCAAATAATTCAATATATATTAAAAATGTAATAAATAAAAAAAATATAAATGCATGAACTTTTATTTAGTTTTTACTAAAAATAGAAAACGTTTTGACAAATATGTAAAAGTTAATAGGATAAAAAATAAAATTATTATAGATATAAATCAACAATTAGATGAATATGAAATTTCTAAAAGTTATTTAGAATATAAAGAATATTTTAATTTATTAATTTATACTAAAATAACTCAATCCTTAGATAAAGGAAAGGATATATATTATATTCCTAATTTTTATAGTAAAGTTCTTAATATAGAAGACGTATTTAAAATAAAAAAAATACTTACATCTAATACTAAATTTAATATATTATTATTTTATGATGAATTTAAAGATGATGATAATATTAATCAATCAATATTATCTAATATGAATATATTTGATGCATCACAAATATTAAAAAGTTATTAATTATATTTTAATATATATTATAAATATCTTTTTTATATATAAATCAAAATCTAATAACTATCAATATGTTTGATGAAATGAGCTTTTTATTTAAAGCTAATTTAAAAATTAAAAATAATGTTAATACAACTACTAAAACAGCTAGTTCTAACTCTAATCGAGCCCAAATAGTTGAACAACGAAGAGAATATAATAAAAAAACAAAGGAGTTTGAATTAAACGAATATGTAGTAACTTCAAGTGGTATTAAAGATAATTATATTCAATCTGATGTAAATAAAGCATATAAAGCAACTAAAAAAAATCCATATTTACAATTATTAGATGATTTTAGTGGAAGTAATAGTAATCCAGGTAAAGATAAAATATATAATGATTCACCTGCATTAAGATTAAAAAGTACAGATTTTTCATATTTAAGAGATATTGGTGTATATCCTATTAATCGTTTAATGATATTAAGAAGATTTGCAGAAGGTGTAGTTGTACCTAAAGATTTACAATTGTTAAATGCTGAACCAATATCAACAGTAATAGGTTGGGTTAAAGACGAAAATGATTTTCTTAGTTTTAATTTTAATGAAGTATGGGTTAATCAAGGTTCAGATAAAATGTTACATTTAATGTTAAATGATATGATTTCTAAAAGTTTTGGAATTCATATGGATCAAATAGTACCTATTCCTGGTTGGGGTATTGGTTTTGTATTTGGTGTATTAAATAGATTAGGTATAACAGATTATAATAAAACTAATATACCTATTGGTGATCCTAATGTATTAAAACAATCAATAACTAGAGAAGTTGAAGATTTTGGATTAAGTTCAAATTTTACATTTAAATTAGAAACAGTATATGAACAAAAATATATTGGTGATATTGATATGACAGTATCTACTATGGATATTTTAAATAATTTATTAACAATGGGTACATCGGATACTAATTTTATAGGAAAATCAGATTCTGATCTTATTGCAAAATTAAGAACTGCTAATAATGATCCTACAAATATAAGTGCTTGGGTATATTTAATTAGAAATGTAGTTAAAGGATTTATAAGTGCTATTGCAGGTGAAATAAAAGAATTAATATCAGATTCAGATGAAGATTCAGTAGATGTTTCAACTGAAGAAGGAGATGCAGCAAATGAAACAAAAAAACCTTCACCACCAGATCAAGGTACAATATTAAATAGTTTAGTTAATAATACTATTTTAAAATCAATATTAGCATCTACTGTTGCAAGATGGGTTTGGCCATTAAGAGGTTCTATTGCAATGTTAACTGGAGAAGCATCTACACCTTGGCATTTAACTATTGGTAATCCATATGCTCCATTATTTTCAATGAATAATGTTCATGTTAGTGATGTATCTGTTAAATATCATGGTGAAATGCAGTATAATGATATACCTAAGTTTATTGATGTTACAGTAGAAATGAGACAAGGTAGAAGTATGGGTAAGAATGAAATATATGATATGTTTGGAGTAAATTACAAACGAGTATATAAAAAATTAGAAAATTCATAATGAATATATATTCCTTTATTAAATTAAACATAGAAAAAAATGGGTTTTATGATTTATTTAAAAGAACATTAGTAAATAGATTTATAACAACTGATATAGGTATTTTTGTTGTTACAGATGAATACGAAGGTCGTATAGATTTAGTTTGTAGATATTTACATGGTAATTCAGATTTAGTTGAAGAATTAATGACATTAAATGGTATTATTAATCCATTTTCAATAAAAATAGGTAATATAATATATTATTATAAGAATTTAGATAATTATGGTTTATTATATCAATCTGATCCAGAAGATTTTTCTAATAAAGATCAAATATTAAATATGAATAAAAAGAAAAACACTAAAAAAGATGTTAATAGAATAGGTTCTCCCCCAACTATTAAGCCAGATAATTTAAAGCAAATAGATATCAATTATGATAAAAAGAAAATAACTATTATAAATAAATTTAGATAAATGATTGAAGTTATAACAAGACCAACAATAGTATTAAAAGAATTATCTATTGATTATGATGAAACTTTACAAGATTCAGGTGCTGATGAGTATGCTGAAACATTAGGATTATACCCTTATTTACAAATAGGAAATATAGTTATACAAACAAATGATACAATAAAAATAATATTATATAATAATCATTTTTTACCTAAAGTAGAAGTACATTTTAAAGATCCAACTTTTAGATTAATAGATCCTTTATTTCCAACAGATAATGAGATATTAAGTATATTTATTCAATCAAATAGTGAAATATTAATGCCTGTTAGAATGGACTTTAAAATAATTGAATTTAATGTTAATAAAAATAAAAGCGATGATAATCAAGAATTAACTTATGTATTAATAGGTATATTAAATGTTAATCCATTATATTTTACACCATTTATTAGTTATAAAGGAACAAGTTATACTGTTTTAAAAAAAATATCAATTGATTGTGAATTAGGGTTTGCTAGTAATATTAATGATACAAATGATGAAATGGTATGGATAAATGGTTCTTCACCAACATTAGAATTTGTGCAAGAAATAGTTCAATATTCTTACAAAAGTGATGAAAGTTTTATGTATGCTTATGTTGATTTTTATTATAACTTAAATTATGTAGATATAGAAACAGCATTAAATGAAGATATATCAGAACAAACAGGTGTTATGGCGTCATCAAATATAATTAAAGGTGATAATGAACCATTATCTAATTTAATATTAACTGATCATCCAGATAAATCAAATAGTAATTTGTATATAAATAAATATAATTTGATTAATAGTTCTACAAAAGTTAATTTACAAATTGGATATGCTACGTTTATATCATATTATGATATGAATAATAATACATTTTATAAATTTAAATTAGAAACAATATCAACTACTAGTTCTAATGGTAATCAAATAATATTAAAAGGTAATATAAATGAATTAGTTGATTTAAATAATATAACTACTCGAGGTATTATGGGTAGATTAGATACAGATAATGTACATCCTAATTTCTTATATGCTGAACAACAAAATTCTAAAAATCTTAATTTTTTACAAAAAGTAAAAATTAAAATATCATTAAAATTAATGAATTTTAATTTATATCGTTTTCAAAAAATTATGATAAAATTTTATAAATTAAGTGAATTACATGATGATGATAAACCAGTTGTAGTAAATGAAGATACTATTAAAAATCCTCAAAATATTGATTATGATGAAAAAAGATTAAATCAAAGATTAACTGGTGAATGGTTAATAACAGCTATTAATTATAATTTTAATAGAATAGGAGGATTTTCACAAGATATAACATTAGTAAAAAGAGAATTAGGTTTTAATGATGAAGATTTCAATAAGATATAATAAATATATAAATATATAAATAAAATATACAAATAAAATATACAAATAAAATATACAAATAAAAATGGCATTAGATTTATTTAAAAAAAATGTAGCATCGTTTGATCCTAATAATTTAGTAGGATCAGATAGAGATAATTCTATAACAGTACCTACCTATATTAAAGGTTATTCTAGTTATTTAGAAAAACATGGTGGACCTGATGAATTTTTAAATAGAGTTAAAAAACACGAAACCGGATTTAGTGAAACTAGTGGTGCTGTACCAAATTTAGAAGGTGGTATGTTTGATAATCCATCAAATCAATTTAAAAAAGCACTATATGGTTATAATAGTAATAATACTGATGATTATGAAGATCCTACATTTTTAATATTTGATATTAAATTAATAAAAAACGAAAGCCCTTTATTTACATCTAATGATTATGGTTTACGAAATTTCATAACAAATTATTATAGTTATATTCCAGAATTAAATGAAAGATTCCAACAAAATATATATGAAGAATTTTTAAATATATTATTTAAAATATTTCCAAGTGAATCCCATTCTGATAGTAGTGGATTAAAAAGACATTATATAGAATCTATTTCAGGATTAGATATAGTAAATAAAAAAATTATAAATTATCCAGAAGATAAAATAACATTTATATTATCAGAGGATATTACTTTAATATCACATTATTTAGCTGAATTATATAATAATTTAATATTTTCTTATGATACTCAAAGATGTCTTATTCCTGAAAACTTATTAAGATTTAATTTCCAAATAACAATTAAAGATATAAGAAATTTTAAAACTCCAAGATTACAATTTGAAAGTGAAATAAATACAACTACTGGTAATAACGAAATTGATACTAGTTCTAAAATAATTTATACTTTTCATGATTGTCAATTTAATTTTTTTGAAACAAAGTCTATAACTGATAATATGACTGTAAATGGTTGGGGTACACCTATTGTTTCTACACCCGCTAAAAATACTTTTACTATTAATTTTAAATCAATTAGTAAAGCAATTGCACCTTATCTTATTAAAAATGGTAAAATAATTGATTTTAGAGAAAGAAATGATTTAGCTACAAACGATTTTACAATTACAGAACCACCAATAAATAACACAAGAGAAAGAACTAGTAGAAATAGTAGATTTCAAAAATTTGTTAGTAATAAAATTAGTAATACTAAAAAATTATTACAAAATGAAACATCTGAAATTAGGGCGGTACTTATTAATAAATTATCTAACGAAGTAGGTCAATTTATAGGGGATATTCAGAATACATCAGGTGAAAGATTTGGTATAACTCTTACTAAGATAAATGTATATTATGATACCATTGCTGATAAAATAGATAACGCTAGCGGTTTTATTAATGATTTTTTAGATGATAAGATATTTGATAGAAATAGAACACCCGAAATTAATGCATCTCATGGATTAGGTAGTGATATAAATAGTGGCAGTGATAATGTAACTTATAACAAAAAATACCCTGATGGAGATTTACAAACTGATGGAACTTATAACGAAAAATACCCAACAGATAGAAATAGATATTTAAGTTCTGTTTTAAATGCTGATGGTAGTTTCCAACAAGATTTAACAAGTGATGGAATAGGTGGTGGACCACCATATGTTAGTGAATACCCAACTGATTTACACGCTGATGGTCAATATAATCAAAAGTTTCCTGACGGTGATCTACAAGATGATGGTCAATATAATTTAAAATTTCCGGATGGAGATTTACAAGACGATGGAACATATCATTATAAAAAACCTGATGGAGATTTACAGGACGATGGAACATACAATATTAAATTACCAGATGGTGATCTACAAGATGATGGTCAATATAATTTAAAATTTCCGGATGGAGATTTACAAGCTGATGGTACGTATAATTTAAAATTACCAGATGGTGATGTTCAATCTGACGGTCAATATAATTTAAAATACCCAATAGGTGATTTACAAGCTGATGGACAATATAATACTAAATTTCCAAACGGTGATGTTCAATCTGACGGTCAATATAATAAAAAATACCCAAAGGGAAAATTATATACAAAAGGTATAGATATTGAAAAACAACCAAAGGGAGATGTTCAAACTGACGGTCAATATAATAAAAAATATCCGAATGGTGATTTACAAGAACCAGGTAATTATAATGAAAAAATACCAAATGGTGATGTTTATAAAGTAAAAGAAGAAGATACAGAAAAAGCAACAGATAAAAAACCAACAGGTAGTTTATATGGAAATAAAAACGATAATGATAAACAACCTACTGGAAATATCTATAAGAAGAAATAAAACTATTAAATGATTGATATAAGTAAAACATATGTGGGATTTGTAGAGAATATAAATGATCCTAGAAGATTAGGTAGAATTAAAGTTAGAGTACAAAATGTATTTCAAGATATTCCAACAGAACATATACCTTGGGCAACACCATATTTAACACCAGACGGTAAATCTTTTAGTATACCTAATCCTGGAAAAATGGTTAATGTATTTTTTGATGGAAATATATATCATCCTTGTTATGTATATAGTGATAAATATAATTTAAATTTACAAGATATGTTAGAAAGTTTATCAGATGAAGATTATTCTGATTTCATAGCATTAACATTTGATCATAGAACAAGAATGTATGCAGATGCACATAAAGGAATTACATTAGATTTTTTACTTAATAAAATAATGGTTAAAAGTGAAGGTATTAATTTAGAATTAAAAGATAATAATCAAGTTCTTAATTTAGGAACTGATGGTGCAACACAAGAAGCAGTATTAGGAACTTCTTTTTTTAAATGGTTTGATAAATTTATGGATAAATTATTAATTCCAACTTCGTTAGTTGGTAATATGGCTGCACCTATTTTAAAACCAGAAATAGATGCTCTTATAACTGAATATAAATCTATATCTAGTACATTTAAATCTAAACATGTTAATATAGTTGATAATGATAGTGTAACTAAATTAGAACGAGATTCTATTACAACAGAAGTCGAACATGATGATACTAATATATTAAGTACTGTTGATAATACAGGAGAAAGTGTTAATATTGAAGATTCTAATGTTATAAGTAAAGAAACAAAACAAAATATTATAGATAAACAACAAAACGAAAAAGAAATAATTCAAAATGCCAAACCTAAATAAAACACAAAATAGTCAAGATATAAATGAGTCTAAAATGATTAAAGATAAAACTGAAAAAGTTATCGAAGAATATATTAAACCTAATAGAAAAAGAAAAATTTTATCTAGTAAAAAAGAATATACTGCACAAAAAAGAAATAGAGAAGATATATTAGAATCTTCTATCGTAAAAGAAAGAATATCTAATATTAGTGATGAAAAAAATAATGAAAATTATGGTACTTACAAAATTTAAATTATTTTAAATCTTTTTTAATATATTTAAGAATTGTTAATATAGCTTGTTTAGTTCCATCAATCACAAAATCATATAAACTATAAACATCATTTTCTATTGGTGGTTTTTGCATATATAAACTTTGATTTAATAAATAATCAATATCGGATTGATTTTTAAGATAAAAATTAAATATAGAATTATCTTCAACAAGATCATCAATCATTTTAGATTCTTTTCCACCTGAAATATAATCATTAATAAAATTATTAACATCTATCATATTATAAGTATCATTTTTACTTTCTTTTAATGATGCATCTATTAAGTCAATTAAATCTTTTTTAATTTCTATATAATCATCTTTAAGACTTGATTTTAATTCTTCGATATCTAATGCTTCTGTTACAAGGAAATCTGTATATTTTTTAAGTTTCATCTTATGTTCATTTGTTTTTTTTACTATATATTAAAATTTTTTATTGATAAAAAACTCCTCCTATTTCTGCATCTTCTTTACCTTTAAGTAAATCTCTAACACTTTCGTTATATTGTTTAAAATTTTTCATAAACTAACATAACCACCTATTATAGCATCATCCGGTAATTTTAATTCAACTTTATTATGGAATGCAATTAAATTTCCTTTTACTATTAAACCTTTTGGTAATTTTGTTAAATTATTTTCACTAACTAAAAGATGACCACCAACATATAAATTATCAGGTAATTCATAAATATTATTATTTAATAAACTTAAATTACCTTCAACTCTTAAATATTTTGGAAGAATTGTTAAATTTTTATTATCACAATCTAATCCACCTTTAACTATAAATTTTTCTGGTAATTCATATATTTTTGCATTATCCCAATCAAAATCCCAATAATGATGAATATCTTTAGATCCTAATGTTCCATAATATATACAATATCCTTCACTATCTCTTGGTAATAAATTAAAATCTAATTGATACAATATAATATTATAAATTTTTTCATTATCAGATAATCCTTTTAACGATTTTAATATTTCTTCATCTGATTTACTTTTAAGTAAATCTCTAATACTTTCGTTATATTGTTTAAAATTTTTCATAATTAATTATTATATCCTAAATCGGCATTAATGATATTAATATTATCATAAATTCCACCTTTAATTGTTCCATCATAGAAAGTGCCTCCTTTCCATAAGCAGTTATAAATATTACCTCTTTTCCATATAATATCAAAAATTATACCTTCATAGAATATACCTGTCTCCCAAGTACCACTTTTAAAAGTACCACCATACCATTTACCATTAATAAAAGTTCCATTTTCCCAATTAACTAAACTATGATCTAATGATGTCAATGATGTACCACCTGTATTTAATCCTGAATAAAATTCTCCACTATTAAATGTACCATTTAACCAAGTAGCACCATTATTTTTATAATTTGTTCCAAATCTAGATACATTACTATTACTAATAGTGAATGTTCCGGTTTGCCATATACCATTAGAAAAATCACCACCATAAAAACTACCATTATACCAATAATCCCCTAAAAATATACCACTATTAAACGTACCATTTTTCCAAATAGAATTATTTATAAAACCTGATTGAAATGTACCATTTTCAAATATAGAAGCATTTATCCAACCATTAACAAATGTTCCACTTTTAAATATAGGAGTAGTAATATAAACATTATAATCTGTTTCTCCTGTATATTGTTCTATATAATAATATGATTCTCCACTCAAATAATAATCAGTATTATTATTTACTATGAAATTTAAATCAACTTGTGATGGTATTGTTGTAGTTGGTTGAGTATTTCCAAATATTCCATAATTAAATATTCCACTTTCCCATGTACCACCTAAAAATTTTGAACTAGAAATATTAGTTTCTAAAATATGCAATTTTCCTTCTAACATACCTTTAGTATCTATATTACAACTATACCATGTTCCTGCTTTCCATCTACCATTTAACCAAGTACCAGAGTACCAAGTTCCATTTTCCCATGTACCACAAGTCCAAGTACCTTGATACCAAACTAATCCATTTTTGTCTTCACCAATAACAGCATCAACAACTTCTGCATTTAGAAACCAATTATATTTTATTCTTACATCATCTATACTCATACCACCTACCATTATAAATGTAGTAGTATTAAAATCATAATATAAATCAGTATTAAGAAATTGAGCCATTAATTTTATTTATTTTTTAGTATTTCTATTTCAGATTTTAATTCTTTTATCATTACTTGTTGTTCTTTCATTGCATTTACTATAATAGGTATAAATTCTGTATAATTTATCAATTTATATTCTTTATTATCATTACTATGAAACGGTAATTGTTTTTTAATTACTATATCAGGAAAATATTGTTCTACATCCTGTGCTATTAATCCATAATGAGATCCATCTTGTTTAACTTTCCAATTAAATTTTATAGTTTCTAATTTTAATAAGTCATTTAATGTAGATGTTAAATTAAATTCTATATTTTTTAATCTTATATCTGATGGTAAAGGAACAGCACCTGGTATTACTCCACCACTTGTATAAAATGTACCATCAGATGCCATTCTAAATCCTTCTGTCCCTAAAACATCAGGATCTGCTCCGATATAATAAGATATTCCAGGATCATATCCATCACCACCTGGATTTAAACGTATTTTAGAACTAATTGTATTAGAAGATAAATATAAATTTCCACCATTTGTATTACTATGTGCTTTAAATGCACCTTTTATAATTGTTGACCACGTAGCTCCGCCACTTGTCATTGATAATGTAGTTCCATTATAAGTTAATGAATCTTCAGCATTTAATTGACTACCAGTAGAATTAGATGTTAATATTCTATTATCTCCGGGTGTTAAAACTAAAGTTTGATATTCTAATACATCAGAACCGTTTATAGTTATAAATGTAGTATTTGATGTAGATGTATTAAAATTAGGACAAGATAATTCTTCACCACCATATTCATCATTAGTGTTACTCCTTAACCAACTAGATGCTGATTCTCCACTTAATGATAATGAATCAATAGCGGTTGCATTAATTCCTAAATATTTATCAACTAATAAATCACCATTTTCCATTAATGAAGGCGCTTCAAATATTCCACTTGTATTAAAACTTGCAGTTTTTCTACTAGCCCAGGTGGAATTTGTATTAGTATAAAAATATATTGATCCATCTGAACCAATATGAATATCTTCTCCACTACTTAATGTAATATTAGCTTCCATTTTTATAATAGAATCACCTGTACCTATTAATAAATTAGAACCAGAACCATTACCAGAACTAATTGATAATCCACCTGCCGTATTATGTCTTTTTAATATATTTTTATTACTCATTGATAATATTACACTAGATGCTGTTGTATTCCAATCTAATCTACCTGTAAATGTATTAGTATTAGCTAATCTAAAATATTTTGATGTTAATAATGTTCCACCCTCTTTTATAGTTGTAATATTAGCTGTTCCTTCTAATGTTAAAGTCGTAGTTCCTGTGTCATATGTTAATTCTGGTATAGCGTGTATAGATTCTGTACCACCAGTTGACATTAATAAAGCAAAAGCAGTATTATTAATAATAGGTACACTTATATAATCTGGATTAATTTGACCAGTATTTGGATCAGTTAAAATAAATTCAGTTATTCCTACATTAGTTCGTGTAAATACTCTATTATCAACTATATTTGTATATAATTCACTTAAATATATATCTGTTGATAACCACCCAAATGTATGATCATCATTAGTTGGAATTGTTGGTATTTCACCTGTTGTTGTGCTTCTTTTCAACATCATTCTAGCACCTTGTACACTTTTAGCCATTTTAATTATAATTTTTTTTAAACTTCATTTGGATCAAATACTATATTCCCAATTACATTACTATCAATTAAATAAATACCATACATATTAAAATCTATTAAATCAAATTCAGTAGAAGCTTTTACTGTATCGATATCTAATAATTTAAATGGTATTGTAGTTTTACTATTTTTACCAATTTGTGTAATTTCTAACGGCTGATATGTAAGCCTGTTATCTTGTCCATCAAAAGGTCTATATAAATTTAATACAAATTTATTATTATTATTTTCATATAATATTCCAGTTATTTTATTACGTAATTCTGAATTCATATTTAAACTATTTATAATATTAGCATATGCTCTATAAATTTTTTTACGAACACTAATATTTAATTTTCTGTAATCACTATCGTACATTTAAGTATTTAATTTTTTATTATATATTTAATTTTCAACCCCCTTCAATATTAATATAACATTCATTTAACATAGTAGATATAGTTTCAATATCAGTTATATTTCTAATTTGTGTAGCTGCTGTTGTATCACTAACCATATCTGGTGATGTAATTATTGTAAATGTTACACCTGTTATATTAATTAAAAGACACTTATAATTATTTAAACCTCCGTTTGTATATACATGAATATAAGTATATGGTGTGAAAAAATCAGCATCACTAATATTATTTATGTCAAATGTATATGTTTCTGTTCCAGTATAAGCACTTGCAGTAACATTTGATGTATATGTTAAATAAATATTATCAGATCCAATATATCCATATTGTTCTAACATTTCTTGTAATGTGTATTTATTATATAAATAATTTGTTGTAAATTTATAATTTGTTGTTGTTAATCCAATATAAGATTTAAATGTTATATCGTCAAAGTTGAAATATAAATGATTATTATTCTTAGTAGGATTTATTATTAATCCTATTACTTGATTTTCATTTGGTGCTATATTATAAATATATGTCAATTCTAAATAATCACCAAATATAGAATTACCTATTGTTGTTGCTAAATTTTCATAAGTAGATACACATTTATTTAAATTTTTAACTGTAAAATATACTTGAAATGTATTATTTATTTTAGAAATATTATTTATTAAATAATTTTCTATTTTTCTTTCTACATATAAAATAGGTGCAATTTTATTTTTTATAATAGCTTTATATTTAAAAATAGGATTTTTTTCACTTACACTCCAATTAGTAATACCACTTGATGACCCATATACAGTAGTTAAACCAGTAACAGACCAATAAGTATAATTACTTGTGTATCCATCCACAAACCAAGTTTCACCAATTGCTCCAACATGTTCCCAAGTGGCTGTTCCATTAACTGTTTGTTTAGTATAAAAACTAATTTCTATATAATCATCTATATCAAATATATCTGTAGTTGCTGTATTTAAAAATTTAATTTCTGTATATTCATATGTATTAACTATATCACCTATGTTGTAAATTTCTTCAAATTCAAAAGATTTATTAGTAACATCTATATAAAACGATTTATCATATTGTGTTATATCAAATCGTGTATAATTAAATGGATAATTTGATAACGTAAATCCACTGAAATGATTAGTATTAAATATTTGAGTTTTTCTAGCTAAATCATAATCTGTAAATAATATACCATACTCCTCATATATAAAATCACCATCTCGTTTTATATCATAATTAATTTTATTTTTAACTATATATGATTGTTTTAATTCAAATTGTGGTAATAAACTCATTTTAATAATTTATTTTAATAATATATTTTATAAATCTATATATTAATTTATTTTACATCTTTTTATATGATTCGTCAAAGAAAACCATAACTTAGTGTAGATGAGTAATTCACGATACGAAAATTATTAATTAATAATAATTTAATCCCAATGACCACCTGAAAATAATATACCTCCTATATATTTATCTTTAACAGTATCACTAATCATAATTCTTAAATGAATATAATTATTTGATCCTGCATACCCTAAAGTAAATGATAATGCATTATTATTAAATGTTCCACCACTTGTAGCACCACTAATATTATAATAATCACTATCAATTCTACAGCCATCACCGTTTTCTAATCTACCTCCTACATATTGTGAATTTAAACTATACCAGCTTGAACCACTATCAACAGATATATCAAATTTAACAGTATTTCCAGATAAATCCATTTCAGTTATATTATAATCAGATAATATTATTATACCATTAGATATATATTGATTATTTAATGGTTTAAATAGCCTATAATAATATTTATCACCACTTAATGATGAATAGTCATATTGAACACCTAAGTCTGTATTATATACACTAAAATCGATTTGAGGATATACTAATCTACCTACTAATAATTGTAATCCAGTTCCATAATCTGTTACTGCTAATGAATCATTATTAGACCAATTAATAGATAAGTTACTCGTTAATCTGGGATAATCTGTTGTTGTTTCACTTGTAAATGTTTCAGTTTTTCTATCTGATGTATTTGATAATGTGTCTATTATATATGGATAATTTATAGAATCTATAGAATCATCTGGTATTATAGCATCCCAATCATATACATTTGCTGTAACATATGTATTTTCAGTATTTCCACTAATATGACTCCAATTATGTGAATTTAATACATCAGTTGTCCAATTTAATTTATCATATGTTACACCTGTAATATTGTGATAAGAAGTAAATGTACCACTAACAAAATTATTGTCAGCACCATGTGCTGATATATTTGTAGAAATTAAAAAATAATTATTAGTAATGCCTAATTGTTTGGTAATTGGATATGTTCTACTATTAATATTATCAATTTGATCTAAATGTACTTGCCATTGTGTATTATCAGTATAAAAATCTATACCACTAATTGTTTTATATACAATAGTTGTTCCAGTAGTCATTGTTAAAGTCCCATTTAAAGTTGATATTAATGTTTCATCATCTCTAAATATATTTTTATGTGTATATTCTAAATTAGTATATGCATTATCGTTCCAAGACATATAAACATTAAATCTTCCACCTTCTGTTAAAATATTAGCAATGGCAATAGATATTGATACATCACAAGAATATCCTTCGGCTATATTTGTCCAATTAGATACTGTTAATGTAATATATTGACTAGTTACTGAAGTATCACCATTAAACGTAATAACATTTGTAGCTAATTGTGTTGTATTATCTGCATCATAAATGATTACCGTAAATGTTGTAATTTCATTTGTTACTGTTATTTGATCAGTAATATCATATGATAAAACTGCGGTTGATCTAACAGTATCATGCTGAGTACCACCAACCCAATCACCTATTTTAAATGGTGTTCCTTCAGTTGTCGGTGATGATATATACCTTATAGTTGTAGTAAAAGTATGAGTAGGTAAAAATATATCACTAACTTGTATGCCTATTATATGCATTTCTTGATTAGTATTACTACCTGCTAAAACATTTGCTTTATATCTATAAATATTAATATCATCTAATTCTGTTGTTTTTAATAATGATTTATTGTTTTGTAATATATAAACTCCATTTTCAGTTTGGTCAGTTTGTCCAAAAAGTATAATACGAGTACCTGGAAATATTTCTACTTCTAATTCCTTATATTTTTTAGTTAAATCTACATTAGTATTATGAGCTATTTCAACTTTATGTGAATTAGAATAAAATTCGTGTATTATATCAAATTCACTATACATATTATAAACACCATTATTTGCTACATCATTAACTGATAATGTTTCCTCGTATGGATTATTTAAATCTCTAATATATGTATAACATACTCCATTTAAACAATTGTGATATTTAAAATATATTGAATCTATATCAGTAGCATCAGTATAATCAATTCTACTAGTTATTCCAGAATAATTATTAATTGTTTCATATAATATAGTTTCTAATGATATTGATGCTAATGGTTTATTAATATTTGGATTATAAGTACCTGTAAATCTTTTAAATAAATTAGTATAAATTATATCACTATCATCAAATAAAGTTGATTTTAAAGTTATTACTGTTTCACCTGGAAATAAATTATAAATACCGATTAATTCTGTTAATTCTATATCTCTAAAAATTAAATAATCATATGATAAATCATCGGATGAAGAAAATAAATGTAAATCAAAAGTGGTATATTTATTATAATAAATTATTGATGGTCCATAAACTTTTATTTTATATATTATTATTTCTAATGATATTGCAACAGGTACACCAAATTCATTAATTGCATTTGCATAAATTGTATCAAGATTATTATAATCATCGTTTTTTAATAATATTGTATTACCTACTCCTATTCTACTTGCTAATGTTAATCCAGAATTTGTATACCATGCTATTTGATATTCTGTATAATTTGTTGTAGCTGATAATTGAAATAAACCTGGACTATCGTCTATAATTATTGAATCTTGTCCATATACTTTTTTCATTGATAATGCAACAGTTAATACATTTATAGAAGTTTGTCCACTATTTGCATCTATCGCAATAGCATATAAAATATCACCATCATCATAATATTTTTTATCTATTTCATATGATGTACCAATATAAACTGGTGGATTAGTTAGTGATATATCTTCATACCAAGCAATAGTATGTACAGGAACTGTATTTGCTGTTAATATGGCAGGTGGTACATTTTCAACTGTATAAATAGAACTTCCAACCACTATAATAGGAATTGCTGTTACATTTAATGTAATACGATCATTTAAATTGGCTGTTATAGATGGATCATAACTATTTTTAATTCTAAATGGTTGTGTATCAACCGGATCAATTAAAGAATTAAAATAAAAATCTTGTGGATGCATAATAACAAATTTAGTATTACCTTCTATATTAATATAATTTGTTATGTTATTATCAGAAGCAGTATAATTATAAGGTGATCCAACATTAATTGTACTTATTAATGTAGAACCTGTACTAATATAATCTGTATAATCTAATTCTACATTATCTGATTGTGTTCCTTCTACTAAATATACATATTCTTCTGAATCTAATCCAACATCACCTAAATTATTTAATGTTTTAAAATTTATTTCGGCTTCAATTATATTAAAATATTTTAATATACTTGTATCAAAACTTAAAAACAATCTATATACTGTAAAATCTGTTGTTCCATTAATAGTTCCAACATAATTAGTTTCTAAATTACTATAAACTACTGCTTCATCACCAAAAATATCTTGTTCTGGTGTTCGTGTATCTGACCATTGCAAAGCAGATTTACCTATATATCCTGTGCCATTTTTATAATAATTTGTAGGAATTGTAAATGATATGGTATTAGTAGTAGGAATTGTAAATTCAATTTCTAATGATACATTTGATAATAAATTAGAATAAGAAATTGAAGGTAGAGATTTTCCAAAATCATATTGATATCCTCTAAGACAAAATTTAAATTTATCTTTTGTTTTTATAATATTTGTTATATCTGTTGATAATAAAATTGTATTAACACCTGATGTAAGATTTATAATTTGGCTTTTTGTAGAACTAATATCCATATTATTCCAATTATTAGCAAAATTTGTTGTAGTTAATGTATCTTCATGAAATGATTCATGTAAAATAAGTGAACTTAAATAACTATAAGTTGGTGATAAATAAGTTGATGAAGTACAAATAAGATTAGCACTTACAATATCAAATGTAGATAAAATAGATGATGTATTAAATGTATAATATAATCTACTACAACCTAAGTAATTACTAATTATTTCTACTTTATGTACTATACGCATCCAAGGATCACTATCTGTTTTTAAAGTATCATATGTTCCTATTCCTAATGATTCTCCAACAATTATATTCCAAGTATTACTAGAACTACCCACTATATTTTTATTTACTTCTTGCATACCATATGAATATGGTTCAAACGATATATTTATATCGACATAAATAGGATAATTATAATTTGTTTTATTATTTTTAATATTCTTTCTATAATATAATTTACCTTTATCATAATATAAAGTATGTTCTAATATTTGTAATTCTACTCCATTCGAATCATATGCTATTGGTGTTTCTATTATAAATTCATTTTTATTATACGTAGTACCTATAATAAATTGACCATTATTATTTTGTATGTATTTAGATAATTGGGTTATATTATTAACTTTCATTCCTTTAATATGTACTTCGTAAACAATTTCCAAATTATTAAAATGTTCATTAATAATAACCATATTTTTAAAATTATCTTTAGATATTTTATTTTGTAAAGAAATATTATTTATTTTATGATTAATGACATTATCAATTTCATATAAATTATCAAAATATTTAATATTTGGAGAAATATATTCTTTATTATCTAATATAATAGATGTTAATGTTAATTCTAATTGTTTTTCATAACCATTTCTTAATCCAACAAATTTAAATAATTTACCATCTTTTCTAAATCCTACTGTATAACCTTGATCAAATAGATACATATTTTCATTTTCTGTTAATATTGATTTTGGTGATACTGCTTTTGATGGCTGTAAAGATAACTTAAAAGTCCCTCGACTTGTTTGTGTAATTTTCATATTATAGAATAGTTTATTTCTTTATTAGTTATATATATTTTTTACAAATCACAAAAACAAATAAACATTTTACATATATATAAATTAAAAATAATAATACCTAAATGGATGATATTAGATTAACCGAAAAAAAAAGTCAAATTCATAATAAAGAAAAACTTTATAGTTTTTTAAATTGGTTTAAAAGAAATTGGAAAATATTAATAATACTATGTTTAGTATCAGTTGCTATATTTTTTCCATCATTTATTGGTAATTTAATAAGCCAATGGATAAAGGATTTTTTAACACCTTTTATAAATAATTTGAAATTTTAAATATGAATTATATTGATGGCGTGATGAACTATACAGGTTCAAAATTTAAATTATTAGATCAAATTATACCAGAATTAGATACATCTAAAAAGTACTTTATAGATTTATTTACAGGATCATTTGTTGTAAGTTCTAATGTAGTTCATTTATATAATAAAATATTAGCAAATGATATAGTTGAAGATATAATTAATATACATAAAAGTATAATAAATGATCCAAACGATTTTATTGAAGAAGTTAAAGAATTATCTATTCCCTGTAAAATAGATCAAACAAAATATAACGAATTAAGAAGTTTATATAATGAAAATAAAACACCAGAAAGATTATATGCATTAATGTTATCGTGTATGAGTAATATGCTTAGATTTAATAAAAAGGGTGAGATGAATCAAACTTGGGGGAAAAGATCATGGAATTTATCAACTGAAAAAAAAGTTAATAATTTTATTAATCATATTATACCACATAAAAATAAAATATTTTTTAGTAGCAAAAATTTTTATGATGTTAAAATATCAAAACCTTCTATGGTTTATATTGACCCGCCGTATTCTGCTGTAAAAAATGAAGATGGATCAATAAGTAATAAAAAAATATCTGAAGCAGGATATTCCCACATATGGAATATGTATGATGATATTAAATTATATAAATATTGTTTAGAATTAGATAAAAACGGTTCATCGTTTATGTTATCTAGTGTATTAGAACACAATGATAATATTGCTTGGTTGCCATATAAATTAATAGAAAAAGGATTTAAGTATAAAGAATTAGATTCTAATTATAATAAAGTTTCTAAAAAAGGAAATAAAAACACGAAAGAAGTAATTGTCATAAATTATTAGATTTATTTTTACTTGAATTTATTATTCTTTTTGTTATACATAAATTATCTATATTAGATATTATTTTTAATGGTATCCTATTATTAAATCCATAATAAATAGAAATCTTATGATCTATAGTTGGATAATTTTTATCATAAAATGGTAAATGTAAATTTTCTTTAATATACTCATTATCATAATAATCATATCCATTCCAATTATTAAATAATTCACATTTTACTAATCGTAAATTATTTTTAATTTTTCTCTTATAAATTAAAAAATCTGTTAATTTATCATCTGGTGTTTGGTTTTTATTGTCTATTTTTGTTTTTTTAATTTTTTTCTTTATACTATCTAATTGACCAATATTATTAACACCATATTTTTCTATAAATGTATCTTTAATTTTATCTTTGATTTCTTTTAAACGAAATATATTATCAACACCATATTTTTCTATAAACGTATCTTTAATTTTTTCTTTGATTTTTTTTGATTTAGATGGATTATCAACACCGTATTTAACCAAGTTTGTTATTTTTGCTTTATTTTTTGATTCTTCAGATTGGCTAATAATTTCAACACCATATTTTTTTAAACAAGTCTTTTTTCTTTTATCTGAATTACATTTATTACACGTATAAATATTGTCAGATAAATATTTATTATATGACTGGTATGTTCTAATTATTTGTTGTTTACATATATCACACAATATTTCAATTTTAGAGTGGCTATTTTTAGTTAAATCTTTAACATTTACTGTTAAATAATGATTAGTCTTTGCATCATATCCTTTGTTAATATAATGGTCAAGACATTTATATGATATTCTAACTCTAACTTCTTTTGTTATAATCATAATATAATATCATCAGTTTTTATATTGAATTTATTTAAGTGTTCAACAAGTAACCACTCTATCAATCTTGCTTTGTGAGTAGTCAATTCATTAATTTTTTTCAATACATCTTTATTTAAGCTGATTGAAATGTTTTTTCTTTCTTTATTATCCATAATTATATATTGTTTATTACTATATATAAAATATTAAAAGCCAAAAAATGTTCATTTTTGAATAATTTTATTTAAAACTTTTAAATTGTTATATGATATAATTAATTATGGCAAGAAAAAAATTAGAAGAATCAGATAAGAAATCACGAACATCAATCTATATTAATAAATTGTTAAATAATCGTGTAGATGATTTTTTAAAAGAAACAGGTGAAAAGAAAAGTCAGTTAATAGAAAAATTGTTGAAGGAATATATAGAGGGAAAAGATGTCAAATGAGCATGAATGGTTATGTGATAATATTCACAACTTAAAACAAAAAGTAAGATTTAAAGATAGAATAGAATATAGAATATCTGGCATTTTAGATAATCCAGTTGGTCCTGCTATTGTTTATAATAATGGTGAAAAAGTTTATTACATTAAAGGTAGTATTATTGATGAAAAAGATTGGAATATTTTAAATAGAAGAAAAAAAATTAATAAATTATTAAATAAAACAAAAAAAGATGATTAAATCATCTTTTTTTAATTCATATAATCATCATCAAGATATGATGTTCTAATTTCTGTAATATTATTTTCTATTAAATCTAATGAAAATACACCAACATATTCATAAATTTCTTCGTTTCTTAATTTATCAAACTCAGCAATTGCTTCATTTACATAATCATAAACTTTAGCATATGCTAATGATTCAAGACCAAATTCATTTCCGGTTATTACTAAAAATTTTTGTTTCATAATTCATTTATAAAATTTGTAAAATCATTCATTATTTGTTTAGATGAATTAGTAATTGCATATTTTGTAAAATCCTCGAAAGATTCTTTAAATTTATTTATTACATCACCTAATTCTTTTCCTTTCTTAAATTCAGGAAATTCTGCCATAACTAATATACCATTAAATTTTTCATATATAAGTTTTTCATTAAGATATTCTTCTTCGTATTTATTTAATTTTTCAATTAAATTTGCTTCTGGAAAATATTTATCGATAAATTTGATATTATCCCCTTTAAATATATATTTTCTGTAAATTTTATTATCATCAATATATTTAAGGAATTCTTGATATGTTGTTCTTTTAACATTTCTTTTTCTATCAATATGATTCAAATTTTCCATTTTAAAACATTCACTGTCAAAATATTTAGAACTAATTACATAATCATAAATTTCTTGAACATTATCAAACCCTTGTTCATATTTATCATAATTATAACCAAGAAATTCAACAGCTTTTCTATGATTTTTTGTGATAATAATATTTTTTGATAGTTCACCACTATATTTTCTAAATGGTAGTTTCAAACCTTCCCAGGAAAATTTCAAACCAAATAAATGCGCAATTTTACCTGTAGTATTTGAAAAAGGATCATTAGAAAACCACTCATAAGCAAATTCCCAATTTTCTTCTTTAATAAAAATAAGATCAATTTGAAAATTATCATAATCAAATGATAATGTAACCAAATCTTTTTTATCATATTTATCAGTTGTTTTTGCTGCGACTGAATGATAAATATCACGAGGGTTGAATGTTTTTGTAATAAATTCAACCATATCCAATGATTCTACTTTAGAATTAACACGAACAAGAATATCCATATCACCATGAGTTTCTTTTGCACGATGACATTTAGTAATAGTTACATCTGTTTTCAATTCTTTTTCAAGAATAGGAATAATTATAGATGCAATTTTATTATATTGTTCTGTCGTTTTTCTTTCTGTTTCTATATTTAGTGCCTTTCCACCCATTTTATTTATTTAATAAAAAAATTTGTTAAAAATAAAATTATTATTATATTTGTATACAAAGATAATAAAAATATTTAAATATTGATATATATATTAATAAAAAACAACAATTCAAATGTATGTAAGTAAAAAAATAATGGATTTTCTTTTAGTTGCAGATGATAGTTTACATGTATTAACACATAGAACTATTGATGAAGATATTGCTAATGAAATTATTAAGGAAGGATTTGAATATACTAATTCATTACATAAAACAACTGATGAAATGATAAATGATAATGTTCATATAAATTATTGGATGAAACATAGAGATTATTATGGTGATATTACAATTGTTATATGTATATCTAAAAAACTATATAAAAAATATACAGAATTATCAAAAAAATTAAAAATTGATTCGGAATATATATTATCTATTATTCCATCTTATATCAATAATGAAGGAGATCCAGTATATTTATTATCAAATCATTATATAAGAGGTTATTTTAATAATATTACTGAAGAAACAGTTGAAAACCCAGATTTTAACCCATCATTTGATAGTCCACAATATTTACAAAATATATTAGAATTTTAATTATTTTTAGATTATTTGATATTTAAAATTGTCCATGAAGTCAGGTGGTAAACAAAAAGCTTATGTTAAATTTTAGTGTTTCGAATTAAGTTGTTTTATTTTTAAAAATCTTTCATTTCCTTTACTTTTCGGATTAAATGAACTATATCCATCACAAAGATACGGACATAATCTACCATATTTATCATCAGGTATTGAATTTTTACAATAATCACAATTATGTATTTTAGTCAACATATCCGTATACTAATATAGGTTGATCTTTATATAAAACAATTTCACAAATATAGTTTAATCTTGAACCTTTTTCTATACCACTATAAGATTTTATTATAAAATCTTCACAACCATATTTATAATATGATGCTATATTATCAACGATAACTTTCTGGTAATCAGGTTCACCATTTTTGATTAAATTTTGAACGTATTCTTTAAAAGAATTAGCATATTCTTCTATTATCAAATCACAGGTTGGAAGATATGTTAAGTTTTTCCAACCAGTTTCTTTTTTAATTTCAGTAATTAATTCGTCCATTTTATTTGTTTTATTTTGTTTCTTTATAGATTTTCCATCATCTATTGATACATCAAATATTTTATCCCATTCATCTAGTTTTTCAAACATATCTATTTTAATTTTTTCGTTATTTTAATTTTTTAAGAAGATTAATCAGTTTCATATTAATTCGGCTTATTTCTGTTTTATCAATAACACCATCTTCTAAATCTTTTTCTAATTCTTTTATTAAAAAAAGTGAAGCTTTTTTAACCATTCTATATGCAGTATAATATGCACCAGCAATAAACATTGAAAATATTGATATAATTATACATATACCTGTAATGTAATCACAATTATTCATATTTTTAGTTTTAATTTAATGAACAAAGTTAAATAAAAATTTTGAAACAAACAAATATTATTTATCAAAATTAGATATATATGTAATTAATACTACACAATATGAACTAGGTGTTATTTTTAAATTAGTATCAATAATATTATAAACTTCACCTGTTGAATACCATTCATCAATTTGATTTTGTAAATCTTTTTCATAACAATGAAACACTTTTATTTTTTTCATTTTTTAAATATTAATCATTAATTTTCTAATTTTAAATCCTCTAAGATAAGATTTTAAATCTATTCCTAAAATATTATATAATTTGAATACTTCTTCTTGGTGTTTACCAAATGAATTTTCATCAATAATATTAAGAATTGTTTTATCTTTTTTAATTCTATTAAATAATTCAATAATATTATCGCTTATATTATAATATTTATTACTAATATATGTTTCATCATAATTTTTAAATCCGTATACATATTTAATATTTACTATTAATTTTTTAAAATAATAAAAATCATCAAATAATTCACCTGCATTATCTATTATATCACGAATTGTTTTTCCATATGTAATTATATGTAATTTATTTTTGTATAAAACATAACTAAAATATCTACGTATAGGTTGAAAATTTTCATTACCTACTTTATTATCAAAATATTTTTTCATAAGTCCAGAATGACATATATGATCAAATTCAGTTAAACCTTTCATTAATATTTTGTTTATATTTTTTATCCACATCTGTTCTACATGTAAATAATATATTTTCTTTTCTTCATCTTGTATTGGTAATGGTAATATGAATAATTCCATCCCATTTACTAAGTCTAATTCTTCTATTTTATTTTGCATTAATATTAATATTTGATACTATTTTATCTAATTTTCTTCTACGGTTATCTGATTTCATTTCATTTCGAACAATTTTTCTATATTTATAGGTATCTCTAAAAAAATATTTAGCCCGATTTAATTCTTTTATTTTTCTAGGACTAAAAAGACCAGTATGTCCAGTATAATTAAATATTATAAAAGATGAATTGTCTTTAAAAACAAAATTAACAATTGATTGTATTTTATCTTTACTCCAAAAATCATCATTAGATGCATATATAACTATTAGATTGTGTTTTAAGACAACATAATATAATATTTGACTTGGTTTTTTAGATTTCAACATATAATAATTCAAATTATCTATTAAATTATTATATCCATCATCAGTACAATGTATAATATTTAAAGCATATTTTATAAGCATATTTTATAATTATATTTTAAATTTCATATATAAAAATATTCATAATTAAATATACAAAAAATATTTGTATAATATATCAAAAAAATGTTAAATTTTTAATTTAATAATTAAAAATTAATACACCTAATGAATTTTTCATTATTAGTACCAATTTCAGTTAAAATATAATTTATTTTTATTTCTTCAATTTGTTTATTATTTACTTTATTCATTAATTGCTTTATTTTATAATATCTTTTTGTTTGTATACTATCATCATATAATAATGTTAATCCAGGACTATTATTGTCTTGATTAATCGCTATTATGAATATTTTATCTTTATATTTATTAGATTTATTTATTACTTTTTTTATATTTAGTTGTGGAAATAAAAATTCGTATTCTTTACTAGGAATAATAACTAAATTAGTAGGGTATCTACTTTTTTGTACAATTTCATTACAAAGTTTTGTGGCTAAATTTTTAAGTTTCATATTACCTGAATGATTAATATTTTGATTTAAATCATATTCAAAATTTACTTTTGATGTTTCGTTTTTTAAAGATAATGAATAATATTTATCTAAAATTATATCATATAAATCAAGAACATTATCAGTTTTAATATCATTTTTTTGAAAATTTTGGATAAATGGTTTAAGAGTAACTGATTTATAATAATCGTTATTATTAGTTACATCTACATCATAATAATTTTTTTCATCTATGGCATCTATGACATAATCTATATACATAATTTTTAATTCTTCAAAATCATTTATTATTTTAACCATTTTAATTATTTCTTTTATTTCTTTATACATTTTGTTATTTTTTTTATTTTATCTCTTCTGAGAATTATTTTAGCTTCTTTAATATATTCTTGATAATCTTTATTTTTTGATAAAGATTTAACAAAACACGATAAGGTTGTATAACTATATCTTACATTTCTATTTAATTTGGCGAATTCTTCATTTATTTTTTTTGTATTATTAATTGCTAATTGAAAAGCAATATAGTTTAATTTAGTTGTTTCGATATCCCATAATATTATATTTTCTTTATTTATTTTCATAATTTATAAAACATATATTAAAAAAATAAATATATGTTTAAAAAAGAAGATTAAATGAAGACAAAAATAGTTGGATACTTTGGTGGTAAAGGAGGTAAATTATCAACAGTAATTAAATCATTTTTACCAAAAGGATATAAAGTATATCTTGAACCTTATGGTGGTTCAGCAACTGTATTATTTCTTCAACAAGCACCAATTGAAATTTATAATGATATTTATGATAATGTATATTCATTATTTAAAGTATTATCTGATGAAGAAATGTTTAAAAGATTAAAATTTAAACTAGATATGACACCATATATTGAAAAATTAAATAAAGAGTATAAAGCAAAATTGAAAGAAGAATTATCGATGGAAGATAGAGCATATTATTATTTTTATGTAAATCGTTCAAGTGTTAATTCAACAGGTGGATTTTCTGTTAGTACATTAGTAAGAAGAAATTTAAGTAAAGCTACTTCAGATTATTTATCTATAATTGATGGATTAGAAGAATATCATATTAGATTATCTAATGTTGTAATAACAAATAGAGACGCTATGCATATTATTAATAAATATGATAATGATGATGTATTTATGTATTTAGATCCCCCCTATGTGCATAGTACAAGGACAAGTGCAAGATACCCTCACGATATGACAGATGAACAACATATAGAATTATTAAATACTGTTATTAAATGTAAATCTAAAATTTTAATAAGTGGTTATGATAATGATTTATATAATGTTTTAGTTGAAAATGGTTGGAATAAATATGACTATGAAATTAAAACAAGGGATGGTATGAATAGAAGAAAAACAAAAATAGAAACATTGTGGTACAATTATGAAAAATAAATATGGAATAGGTGATAAAGTAGTTATGACAGAAGAAACAATGAAAAAATTTACTCATATAAAAGATGATATTTTTATTGTTGATAAGATATTTAAGGAAGTTGAAATAATGTGGGTTACATTTACAGATAAATCATTATCACGTGTTGAATATTTTGAACCATTAGCAAATAGAAGAAAAAAGAAAATAGAAAAAATAATGAATAATGATAAAAGTTAAAGAATATTTAGATGAACATTTTAAATCAGTTATACCATCTACTTCTACAATTAAAGTTAATGGACATTATAATGTACAAGGATCTTGGATTTACCCTTTTGATTATGAACAAACTGAATTTATAGAAAATAGTGAACAATTTTATAATCATCTTAAAAATTTAACAGTAATTTCTTGTTCTTGTAATAATGAGACTTTAATATTACGAATGATTGTGATTGATGGTAAAAATGTAGGAATTTATGGTTATTTGCAAACTTATGAACATTTACCAAGAGGAGAACCAGATAAATATGGATATTACATGAGGAGTACAGACGAAGAAATAATAAAATATTTAAATGGTTATTATCAACAAATTAATGAACTACACATCAAATAAATATTAATGTGTTTCAACGTTTCATAGACTTGACTATTGTCAACGCCTCACCGTCTTTTTGTTTATACTGCGAAATCAGTCC